ATGCGCGATAAACACGATTTTGAATGGGCTGAGCAAAGGGCAGCTACCGGTCTGCCCGTAAGTGTAATGCTGTTATCTCTGCTGACGATTGTCGTTTATCTGATCGTCGGCAGTGCCTTCATGGAGAGCCCGAACCGGGTAGCCACGGCTTATGCTCCTCAGCCTGCCGAGGCAATTCCAGTCGCCAAGGAATAGGCGCCCCGACTGTTGAATCCCGGTTCATTCGTCAGAGAAGCCGGGCCACGTTCACCCGTCGCCGGCGCGTGGCTCAGCGGAAGCCTTGTTCTCGCAATACGAAAAAAGCATCGCTCAGGTCTTCCCAAAAGGAAGGCGCTAAGATACTGAAATCACTGATTGCGGACGTGGCGAAACTGGTAGACGCAAGGGACTTAAAATCCCTAAAACCCGTTGTTTTTGCATCGTTTTCCTTGCAAACAGCACCCGTTTCAGCGACGGAAAACGACGGAACAAAGCGAGATTTGCAAAACAAACCTCAACGCTTTTTCTTGCCTTCGAACGCCCTGATGACCTTCGCTTCGTTCTCCACATGACGGGTATAGTGAGCGCCCATTCGCTCCGATTTGTCGCCCAGGGCAGCAGCGACATCGCCTGTTTCGGCACCGGACCTTTTTAGGTCTGCAGCATACGTCGTCCTCAGACCGTGCAGAGTCGTTCCTCCTTCGATATGTCCTGCCTCCTCTATTTCACGCAAATAGTGGCTGACGGAGGTCTGCATCTGTACTTCGGACTCCCATGGCGTCCCGTCAGCGCGCGTGCAGATATTCAGCGCCGGCCGATCGAGCTTGTCGAGATAAGCTTGCAACTCATCGGTCGCCGGTATCCAGACCAGTTCCTTGTTCTTCGCGGTTATAATCCTGAAGCATTTCCCGAACCGGGGATCCGGCTGATAGTCGTTCCAGCGTAATTTGACGATGGTCTGCCCGCGGTAGCCGGCGTGGCGTGCGATCATCATTGGCGTCAGCAGGTGGGGCGGCGCATTTATGGCGACATAATCCCACTCGTTCTCCCGCCATTCACGGTTCGCGTTCGGATCAGCCTTATGGCATTTGTCGATGCCAAGGGCGGGGTTCCCCAGCATCTTCTTCCGCTTCACAGCTTGGGTGAACATCGAAGAGAGCGCGGAAATCATCTTGTCCGCGAAACGCGGCCACTTTTCCTTGGCGCACTTGTCTCTGATGTCGTAGAGGTCGGCTTGGGTGATATCGGCTAGGGCGTAATCGAACTCTGGGCGCAGATATTTGAAAGCCTTCGTGTAATCATTCTTCGTGGCCTCTGCGAGCGACTGGTATTTGGGGCATTCATGCTCGTACCATTCGACGAGAGCACCTAGCGTACCATCCGGATAGGATCGTCTCAGGTCGCGGACACGCCGCGAGTTATATTTCGAGATGAAATCAGGCAGCGCCATGCGCTTGTCGAGATCGGCGCGAGAGCCTTCGAAGCCGACAAGGAGCTTTTCCTTCGTGTCCCGGACGTACACGTACCACTTGCCGCGAGCGCGAACGATGTTAAGCCCTTCCAGCTTCACCTTAACCACCATAAAGCCGATCCCCAAACTTGCGCTTCGGCGCGGCATTCTGCTTGTTTGGATCGAGCGTGGCTAGCCACTCGTCGAGACGCTGGCGAAGATAGCGCTCGCCGCGTGTGGATTCCGTGAATTGCAGCGGCCTTACTGGGCACACCTTCTTGAAGGTGTCCACGCAGATCCCGCAATATGCCGCGGCGGATTTCAGGTCCATTGCGGCTGGCCAGTAGGGAAGGTTCGGCGTCGTCATCCTTCACCTCTCTTCGCCACTTCCTGCTCATCCGCAATCGCTGTCCCAATCGCCAGCAGAATTTCAAGATGGCTCATCGGCCGGGGCGAACCGTCCAGCTTCTCGGCTTTCGCGCGGATGTCCTCAGGGAAGGCATAGTATGCACGCGTGGCGGGGGTGGCGTTGGTCGGGTCGGGGATCATGGCTTCTCCTCGGCGCGCTGGCGGATGGCGGCATCGGCAAGCTCTTGGACTGTGCGATAGAATGCAGATTGCGCTTCCGACATCGCGGCATATTTGGGATCGACATTGAGCCAGTTGCGATGCTCCCGTTCCGCGCGAACGAACTCAAGGCAAGTGTTGTAAGCAGCCACCGCATCAACGTAGGCTTTGCGGGCGGCAACGATCGTGTCGAATGCCTCGGCTTCGCTCTGTGCCGCGTCCGTATCGGCGGGAGCGTTGTTCTGTCTTTCAGGGTCACTTTTAGGGTCATTTGGGCAGGTTTTTTTCCGGCGTTTCACTGTTCGTTCAACTGCCGTTCTCCTTGACAGTTGGCGTGATCGGGAATTCGCCGCTGCGGGAGGGGTGGAGCGGGCGGATCGGCCGGCCATCATCGCGCGCGCGATGCTCTTTGACCACGGCTCTCCGCTCTTGAAGTTCTCTTTCACGGTCTCGCTCGCTAGCTTGATCACCCCTTCAGGGAATTCGCTCATTGCTGCATGCGTTTCTTCGCGCGAAGGACGGACGGGCTGAGGACATCGCCGCCCCTGGACCGATAGGTAAGGCAGTCGTTTTCAGCGTTGAATGTGCCGTCGAGGAAAGGCTCGGCACCTTCACTCATGAAGCGCTCGATGTGCTTGGGATTCGCAGCGAGGACGGAAACGATCTGTCCGGCCTGATTCCCATGAGCCCGGGCCGTTGATGGATTCCCAAAGCCGCTGGTAAGCAACGATTGGCACGGCATAATCACCGGCGGGCGTCATGAACCGGTCGGGGGAATCCTTCGATCGCTCGATGCCCTCCGCGATCGCATCCGCCTCGCTGATGTCCTGAAGCCGCTCGACGCTAACGTCGGTGACGATCAAGGTGAGGCGAGAGGCCCAGCGCGGCATGAAGATCGACGGCCGCCAAGGATACCCCCTCGCGTCAGCGTCTAGATCAGCGCAAGGGTCAGTGGCCGCGTACCGCACCTCGCATTGGCTGTTCTTGGTAGGCTGGTAATCCCCGAAAGAGAGTCCCTGCCATGTCTCGCGAACCCAGAGCTGGTCGCCGACAGCGAAACGAAGCTCCTGTGTCGTGATGCACCTGCCGAGACGAATGCGCGGCAGTCGGTCGCCCTCGATGTGTTCGACGGCAACCTCGCAGAGCGTGCCAGCACTATCGACCGCGAAGGGCACCGGCTGCGGCCTCAACAGCCGCCGCGTCTGCGTCTTGCGGCCGTCGAGCAGCGCGCGAATTATCGGTCCTGAAAAGAGAATTGGACGGTCGGCCATCACGCGGCTCCCTTCGTGGATTTGGCATATGCTTCGAATGCCTCACGGTCGCCGTTGCAGCAGGTGTACCCCGCGATAGCGGGCCCAATCCGGTGGTAGGACTCCAAGCGGAAGTGCGCAGGGCCAATTTTCATGCCGGGAAAGCGGAAGGCGGCGATGACCTGGCCGCGATGCCAGAAGTCCGAGCGGTCGGCTCGCGTGACGTATACGTGGTGACCGCGGAACTCGGATTCGTCGTCGGCGAAGTCAGCATCGGGGAACCTCGCGCGGACGATCGCTTTGAAATCCTCGATCGCCGCCGCCTCTTCCTGCTTGCGCCTCGCCTCTCGCTTCATATGCTTCCACTTGCAGCGGGCGCAGCAGTAGACGGCGCCGTGCATGGTGCCGACGATGCCGTCGACGGGCAGGCGGTGTTCTTCTTCAAGGTCGCTATCGATTTGGATTCCGCAGCCGTGGCATTCGAAGTGCCAGCCGTGGTCGACCGCGACTTTTGCAGGAACACCTTTGCGGGCGAATGCGTCGGCCCAAGGGGCACGGCGGCACTGGATATAGGACAGCTCGCCGTCGCCATACTCGTTCGCTCCGGCTTTGGCGGCGACGATCGCCCTCGGCGCGAAATAGATATCGCCGGTGTATTCGTCCTTCTCGAGTACGGCATATGCCTTGAGAGCCATCATGCCGCCCTCCAGTCATTGGCGCCTTCATGGAAGCCACCACGGATCGTCTCCGAGAGGTGAATGCCGTTCGTGTCGCAGAAGGCGATGGCGTAGGTGATCAGGCTGGCAGCACGGCCAACGGACATGCGCGCCGTGCTTTCGCGAATGTTGACGAACTCGCCTTCGAGGCCGGGAACGATTTCAGGCGATGGAGCGCCAGGATCGTTCTTCGTCGCCACTGTATGGGCGGAAACCAGAAGAACCTTCCACGCCTCAGCATCGCGCCTCTTGCCGGCCCACGTCATATGGGAGTTGGCTATATCGGTGCAGATCGCGTGAAACTTAGCGTTCTGGTCGCCGCTGCGGGTCTTCGGACCAATTGTTACGGCGCTGCCTTCGCCGGCGGCCGCAATGGCTAAGAGCGCATTTTCTCGCACACGGTCGTTGATGAGGATAAACGTTTGCTTCCTTTGGGCCATGGTCAGCCCGCCATCAACGGGTGTTGCAGGAGTTCGGCGTTGGTGACTGTCGGCGCCGGCTCCTGGCCGTAGCGGCGGACGCGATCAACGATCTCTGCCAATTCCTCATTGAACTGCTTCACGGCCGATGCGAGCGACACGATATAAGGGCCGTCGCGGTAAGCGCGCTTCACGAAGAGAGGCATCTTCGGCCAATAGACGACGATGTCGATCCACTCACGCTCGGCCACCCAAAGCGCGCCCTGGCATTGCGCCTTGTGCTCCGCAGGGAAGCCGTCGCGCATCAAGCTTTCGATCAGCAGGCGAGGGAGTTTTGACTTGGCCTCGAACATCCCATCGTTGCCTACCAATCCATCAGGGCTCGCGCCTTTATCTCCATTTCGGATAAATCCAGTGCGCTGGATTTCAGCATCGGTGATGAAGGAATACATCTCGCGGGCTTCAGGCTCGTGGATATGGCCGCGCTCCATGTGAGAGTTCGAATAGCTCTCGGTCGGCTCGCCGGTGATGATCTCGCCGGCAAGGTCATAGAGATAGTCTTTGCGCGTCTTGCTTTCTCCGGCGCCACGGCCGGAAGCCATGACGGTATGGAATTTTGACGCTGTCGGAATGCCGGCGCGGGCCTGATACCATTCCGGAGAATTCTGGTCCCAATCGAAGATCTGGATCATCGGCCGGTCCTTTCCTGCTGGCGGCGCTTGAGCATGTCCATGGCCCTGGGGAAGTCGGACGCGGGCATGTCGGACAAGCGCGCGATCTTGCCAATGGCGCAGACGCGAGCTTCATCGGCCTCGGCGGCTTCGATCATTTCCCGAAGCTGCATCAACTGCTCTTCGGAGATGGTCTCTATCTCGGGCTTCGGTGGATTGCCGTCCTTGTCGTCCAGGAAGGCGAGATCGAGTGCACTGGCCTTTAGATACCTCCGGGCATACGTCTGCGTGCTCCCCTTGGCTTGTATGGGCGTCTTGTTGACCTTGCCGCCAGAGCCCGTGGCGTCCATCGGGAAGTCATCCTCGTAAACCTTTTCGTGCCCGCCAGAATGACCGATCGTCAGGCGCATACGGATATGGCCGGCTAGCTCGCAAGGGACCGGGCAAGAGGTGGTGGAGAAGCCGTGCTTTGTCAGGATGGGCGTCACCACGCGCTCGATGTCGGCAAGATCCGCATACTTGGACTTGGTGTGATCGTTTTCGTTGGTCCGGAAGATCGGGCCGATTTCCTTCTGGACCAACGAGAAGGCGGCAAGCCATTCCCGGCGTGCGGCGTCTTCTCGGTCCTCCCGTTCGATCCGGCGAATCTCGGCTCGTTCATCGGCGCGGACCTTCATAATGGCGGCGAATTTATCAGCATCCATCTTATCGTTGCTGGCGAGACGTTCGATAACGCCGAGGAGGCCGTCAGATTGGACCTCGTTATCCTGATAGGGAGCAACCTGCGTGTCGTGCTCGACTGTCGCAATCTGGTTCATGATCACATCCTCACGGTGCAATGCGGGATCTTCCCTGCGATCAGGGCTTCCGCGATGGCTTCAGGGGTGGCGCGACCGGACATGGTGCGGAGAGCGTCGGCAATGTCGGTCGCGATCTTGGCCCGGTGCGCGGCGTCAGCCTCGCGCTTGGCGCGGGCGTCCTCTTCGGCTTTGCGCTCAAGGGCGATCCGGTCACGCTCGGCCTGGGCAGCTTCTTCGACTTCGCGCTTGTGGCGCTCTTCGTCTTCGGCCTGCTTCCTAGCTGCTGCCTCGTTCGCATCGGCCTCCGCCTTCGCGGCTGCGGCCTTGCGTTCTTCCTCGGCTTTTGCCGCATCTTCCGCAGCCTGCCGTTCCATCGCCAGCGTCACGTTGGCGAGAGCGCCTTTCCGGATGGCATGCAGTTCCTCGGCGTATTCGCCGAGCTCATCGATCAGGGGCGGGAGCTTCCGCTCGAGCTCATAGATCAGGATCCCGTAGGGCTGCGGCTCGCCGCCAATGAAGCCCTTTTCGACTTCCTCGAGGTACTGACGAGCTTTGACGGACCGATCACGCAACCGGGCAGCGGCTTCCTCGGCCTCGCGCCGCTGGCGATCTTCTTCTTCCTTCGCAGCCTTAAGAGCACGCAGCTCTTCCAATTCGCGAGCGTCGGCTTCACGTCTCTCGGCAATGGCGAGGTTTTGGCGTAGAGCGTTGACAGCTCGTTCCTTGGCTAGAGCGGCCTCGTCCTGGTATTCTTGCCAGTCGTCCTCGATCTCGGTCGCTTCGATCTCGGTGAGAACAGCCCTGATCTGATCGGATGGGCAATTGGCATCGGCGCGGCCGGCGTCCAGCGCGGCGAAGCGATCCTTCAGGGCGTCAAGGCGGGCTTCCTCGGCAGCTTCCCAATCATCGACAGGCTTGCGAACACTCGCCTGCAGCGCCTCGAGCCGCTCTTTGATCTTGCCGCGGGTCTCGTCGACCTTCTTCTTGTTGATGCGCCATTCCTCGGTCAGGGTAAACCCCTGCCTGTCGAGAGCGACCTTCGTCTTCGCGATCTTGTGAGCAAGCGACTTGATTTCGTCGCGCCCCTTCTTCGTCGAGACGTCCGGCTTATGCTCGTCGACCTTCTCCTGGATAGCCTCAAAGAGCTTGTTGAATTCGGCCTCGTCCGTGAACGTCGAGACGTTCGGAACGGCAGGCAGGGTGATAATCAGATCGGTGGAAGTGGACGTAACATCCATCTCAGACGTTCCTTTCGTGGGCGACGACTTCCTGAACCCGGTCGGCATTCCAGAAGCCGGCAGCAAGCACGCCCAGGACGGCAGCCAGGAAGATCAGGGACATGGCGAGTGAGTAGCTTGCGCGATTGAACTGCTTGAGCGCTTCAAGATCGTCGTCGCGATCGACAGGGCAGCGGTTGCAGTTGCAGCCGAACTCGGAGGCGGGGCAGGTGGTGCGGGCCACTAGAACCCGCTCCCGAACTGCTGGGGGTGATTGTGCGTCGAAAAGACCTGCCGGCCTACCGGCACCTCGAATTCCCTCTCGCGGTTGATCACGAAATAGACGTCATCGACGAGTTCGGATGCCGGTACAGCCTCGCGCTGGAAGACGTCGCCGTCGGCCCCCAAGTGCCAAGCAAGCGAAGCCAGGTCGGAATAGGTGCGCTGCAGGAACTCCTTGAACGCGGCCTGTGCCGTGGCGTCCGACGGGTCGCAACGCATAGCGTGCGACAGCCGTGCTGCGCTGTCTTTGATATTTTGGCAGGTGCCGTGGATGCTCATCGCTTCATCTCCGGAAGTGGCCGTGTTGATGAAAGCAACTTATACGCACGAAACGTAAATTGCAATACGGATTTACGAAAAGCGCGTAAATTCCTTCGCCCGAAGCGCGTATTGCCGCGATGACGGGTTATGAATGGGTATGCGAATCGTGAACCGGGGATCTGGGTGCGCGCGCCTAGATTCCGGCCAAACGGCAACAGGCAACACCGAATAGAAAACTGCAGCCGCACCACAGAATCGTATGGGTTATTACCGGTGGATTGTCACAAAACTGTCATACCGCTGATCGCCAGCGGGCGTTCGCCTTGTGTGACGCTTTCATGAAGTTTCCCCGTGATCCTTGCCTCGCAATTATCGGTGTCGCCAAGCGCAACCGGCGGGTTAACGTCCGGTGCACTTTGATGCTGGTGGTGTAGAAATTCACGAGGGATTGAAATGCACGACTTGTCCTTTCCGGTGGTGGCGCCGGAGGAGGTTCTATCCGATAGATTTGCGAGTTCATGCGGTGGAGGGAAACGCGATGGAGCCGACGCTCCGCGGCGGGCGCGACTACGTGCTTCTGGCGCCAGTAAGCGAGTACCGGGGCGAGGGCGTATATCTGGTGGACGCAGGCGCTGGCCTTGATCTCTTCTGCGTCATGAACAGCGTAGATGGAAAGGGCGGCCTCGTCCTGTTTCAGGAGAACCGACGCGATGAAAAACATCACCTCTCGCTCGAGAAATTCGAGGAGCTGGTAGCCGGAATCGTCGTCGCAGACATTCGCACCCGAGACGAACGGTTTTTGCGCGGGACGGTTTAACGCTACTTGCGGGTGACGTGGCCGCAAACGCGGCCGAGAATATGGACGCGATGCAGCTCAACCCGGAAGGAATCGTACCCTGGATTGATCGAGACGATCTTTACCTCGGGCGGATCGGTGAAGTGAATCCTCTGGAAGCGTTTAATCTGCGGAGGAGAAATCCCATCACTGAACGCATATTCTCCGTCATGCAGGCATTGGTTCTGGGATAGGTCTACGATCACGCGGTCGCCCGGCAAAAAGTCGGGCTGCATCGAATCGCCTACGATCTCCATAACGACCGTGTGATTGATGGACACTTTCGCTTCACTGCGCAGGTAGTCCACAGGGATGAGCCATTCGGCCACCACGCGGTGTCCGGTTGCGCTCTCATTGCCAACGGGGATGTTTATCGTATCGCCGACGATACCTTCTCCCGCGCCGAGCTTCACGTCGAGTTCCGGCAATGCGCCTTCGACGTGAGCCCGCCAGTGCTCACGGGTGTAGCCTGGCGCTCCATCATCTAAGAATTGCTCATGCGTGTCTGGGTCAAAGCTCCCAACTAGCGCTCCACTAGCCGGCCTAGTCAAACCCCATACCTCTTTGGCGTCGATCGGCGGGGTGCCTTTACCCACGACGACATTCAGGAGCTTCGCCGCGATATCAGGGCTGATGAACTCCTTTTTGTATTCGTCAGGGTTCTCGTAGCGCTGGATGCTCGAGGCGCCTTTGTAGCCCATCCCCTTTGCCAGCTCGTCCATCGACAAGCCCGCGCGCTCGCGCAGTTGGCGGAATTTCTCGGTTACAGAATCGAGTGGCTTTGTCATGCGCCTACATACGTGAAATGCGTTTACGTTTTCCACGTTGACAAATTTACGCAAAGAACGTACAAGTGCGTAGATCGAACAGCGAGAAATCGACGTGACCGCCAAAACCCCAGCAGAGCACATCATCAACGAACTTGGCGGCCTGACGAAGACAGCCCGGCTCCTTTCGACCGATGATCGCCGTGTTCCGGTTTCGACCGTCCAAGGTTGGAAGGACCGCGGGAAGATCCCCCAGGAATACTGGATCCCGATCATCGATGCCGCCAAGTCGGTCGGCAAGGCGATCGATCTGTCGGAGTTCCTGGCTGTACCGGAGCAGGCGGCATGATGACGTCACTCTTCCAAGCCCCTCAGGTCTCGGCAGAACTGCCAAGCCATATTTTTCGGCATCCTGATCCGCACCGCGATCATGGCCTTCTCCACACCGTCGCCGTTCTTGGACATGGCGCCGAACGAGATACGCACGATGTCGTTCTCGTCGACTTCGAGATCCGTGATCAGGTCGACGTAAAGGGCCGGCGCGCCCTCGTCGAAGATGAAGACGGGCTCTTCAGGGGTTCCGAGCTTTCCGACGCTTACCACGCTGCCTCCTACGGGTTCGTGGCTGGGAGAGTTGATTGGCGCGCCCGTCGGGCTGCGATCGTCGAATTCATCCGTAGGGCGGAGGGCGCACGATGACCTCCGACTCTACCTACGCCATGGAATGGCGCGTTTGCAAGCGGTTCCCTGATTTCGAGATTTCCGAATGGGGTGATCTCAGGCGTCGGGTCGAAGCGCCGCACCGCAGCGTTGGCGATCGCCCGCGCGGTTACATCGATGCTGACGGTTATCTGCGGTATTCGCTCATCACCCCAGATGGGCACAAAACAAACGCCACGGCTTATCGCCTGGTCGCTGAGGCCTTCATCGGCCCAGCGCCTACCGAGGCTCACGAGGTTGCGCATCGCAACGGTTCCAGAGCTTGCGCACATTACAGCGAACTTCGTTGGGCGACCCGGGCGGAGAACCATGCTGACATGCTCGTTCATGGCACCGCTCCCTCAGTCGGGGAGAGGAACCCAAAGGCGAAGATAACCGAGAGCGATGTCGTTGCGATCCGGCGCGAGTACCGCGCCATCAAGAACAGTCGCGGCGCGCGAAAGGTATCTGAACTTGAGGAGAGGTACGGGCTGCACCGCGCAACGGTCATCAGCATAGCTCGTGGAAAATCGTGGCAGCACATCCCCATGGAGAGCTTCCAATGATCACGCGCAAGGGACTGGCCGACGAAATTGACCAGATCGATGAGGCGATAAAAGCCTACAACGAGAGCAAGCGGGAAGCCTTCGACGCATACCGCGATCAGTTGATTGCTGCAGGCGTCGCAAAGCCGAACGTCAAGATCGAGATCGAGGCTGTTAAGGCCGCGATCCGCAGGCGCCGCGCTATCCGCAAGGACGAAGCCGCCGAGATCGAAAAGAGCGAATTGATCGATGAGATCTTCGACGAAATCACGACCGTCGCTCGTGCGCCGCGCGCACACGTAGAAAACATTGAGAAATTTGACCGCGAGGCCCGCACCAAGCTCCGCACGTCCGAAGCGATGGACGACAACAAGGCATTCTCTGCTGAGCTGGTTGCTGCTGGCCTGATCTCGGAAGAAGCACACGCCGAAAACGTCGCTCTCTCCAATGTTGTTGCGATGAAGCTCGGAGCCGGGGTGATCGACGCCGAGACCGGCGAAATCCTCGACGATCAAACTGAAATCGCCACTGCCTCTCAGGGCGAGACCGAATCCCCCAGCGCTGAGGCGGAAGCTTCCGGCGCCAACGCAGGAGGCGAAGATGTAGACCGCAGCGCGGAGCGCGCAAACATAAACGCCGTCGCAAGCGCGTCTGGCCCGGACGAAAAACGGGCAACCCATTCGCCTGAAGAGGCAACCGAGATGGACCGCAACGTGCTTCGAGGCGACGAGATCGCCTATGCCGTGCCAGCGGAAAACGCCCGTAAGGCAGTCCCGGAAACGGAAGACGGTAGCGTGAGCCATGCTGGGGCCGGTGAAAGCCCGGCAACCACTTCCATTGCCAAGCCGAAATGGCCCCTCCGTCCGAACTGCCGGAATCCGGAAGCTTGCGGCGGCTACGGCGACAAGCATTGCCACGGATGCACCGTCGCCATGCGCGAGAAGGCGGAGGAAGTCGCATGAGCGAGTACCTCCGGACAACCACCTCCGAAGACGCGGCAGCCCAGCGAACAGTTGAAGGCAATGTGAAGCTGCCTCGACTGCAGGTGAGCCGCGCCGCTCCGTCCAATCCAAGTTCAGATCAGAAGAGGGCTGCATGATCATGAATACCTTGCTTGTGTGTGGTGCTTCCATCGGCCCCGCGGTCATCGGCGCGAAGATCTTCAACGCGGCCTGCGACAAGATTGGGCGGCTCGTTGCTGAGCGCCGCGACCTGATCGCTGAGAACAAGTTCCTGAAAATGACTGATGACGAATTGGCCACTCTGATCCTGGCGGACGTTCGCGAAAGTCGTTTCTGAACACGAACTAGCCGGTCACCTCCACCGGCTAACGCGGGCCTTCGTCTTTTCCTCCTCCCAAGCCGGGGGCCCGCAAGACTTTCAGCCTTATGCGCTTGTTCGAGAGCCGCAAAACAACGGCGTTCACAAGCTCACCAAGGGGAATTGCCGGTGACGACGAGGGACCGTCACCGGTGACAGAGGCAGGGTGCGGCGCCCAGGCTCTGCGAAAGGGAATGACCTGGGAGGGACCGGCAGCCGTTGCAGCGGCGCCGTCCTCTCCGTCGGAAGTAATGCCTGTACGCATCAGCGTCTCCTTCAACGAGATGAAAGATCGCACAGGAGGCAGACAAGGTGTTGTCGAAGCGTGACAAGAAGTTGTCGAATAAGGACAAGGTAATGAACGACACATTACGCGCCCAGCAACTGTTTTTGGAGGCGTATCCCGAGATCCGCTACGGGAGCGTCAAGGAGCTTTATCGGCAAGCTCACAAGTTCATCTCCAAGCATGTGACGAAAGAACTGACCTTCCGGCGTATCCGCTCGATCAAGGAAGGCAAGGCCCGCCGCATTGATGGCGAAGAATTGGACGCACTGCGACTGGCAGTCATCGAGGAGAGCAAGCGTGAACAATCAGAACTCCGTGCCCGTCTGGCTGCACTGGATGCGAAGCTTGCCCGTGTCGACGAGGCTTTGGCTCGCACGAAGGTGGCGGCGGATAGCCGGCCGTAGGCTTGATTGGGCCGATTACATCGCACCGGAACTGAAGGACGGGGACCAATAATGGCTGAGCACTTGTTGTTTTCGCAGAACCTGACGGCGAAAGAGGTTCACCGGCCTATCGCCGAAACATACCTGGGGCAAGCCCATATTGCTGGGACTGGCCCAGATGGGAAAAACTGCCGCGAGTGCATATTCTGGCACGTCTGGAAGTCCCGGAAGCTGGCGGAGGGTATCAAGAAGATACCGGCAGATCCTGGCTACTTCGGCAAGCGTCACAGGAAAACGCCCTGCGAGCTGAAAAAGGCAAGGTGCAATCGCCCGATATTGAACAAGGCCAATCGGCTCATTCCGCATTCCGCGAAAGCATGCCGATTGTTCGAAGCGGCTGAACACGTCCTTCCAGCGAAGAAGGGCGTCTAAATCGATGCACCCGAGGACTACAGAGAAGATCGCCTTCCTCGATAGCGAGATCGCCGGATTGCGCACGCGAATCGGCAGTGGCGGAAACTCGATCCAGCGCGCCAAGCTCAAGATGCTGCGCGATATCCGCGAAGACTATCAGAAGTCAATCGATGTTGCCGCGCGCCGAGAGCAGGGAGAGGCGGAATGACCTTCCTGGAAGCCTACGCCAAGTTCGGACCCGACACGCTGGCGATCGCCGAGGGCTTGGGCATCAAGGAGCATGAGGCCGACCGTCTGATCAATGCGCGATTGAACTGCGGCTACGCAGAGCGCCTTCACGCGCGCCGGATCAAGAAGATCGCCTACGCCGGCAAGGAGCCTTTCATGTCGGAGTGGGCGAGATGATTTCTGATCGCATGTCGGCCGCCGAGTTCCGCGCTATTCAGAAGGCAGATCAGCCCGAGCGGCCCTCGAAGTACCGCAACAAGAAGACGACGGTCGACGGCATCAAGTTCGACAGCAAACGCGAGGCGCAATTCTATTCGTCGCTGAAGCAGTTGGAGCGGGCTGGCCATGTCTACGAGGTCGAGCTTCAGAAGCCGTATGCGCTCACGGTCAATGGCCAGCTGGTCTGCACCTACAAGGCGGATTTCGCCTTCTATGACGCCATCCAGAAGCGAAACCGTGTCGTCGACGTCAAGGGTGTGGCTACCAAGGATTTCGTCATCAAGAAGAAGCTGATGCGCGCCGTCTTCGGTATCGGCGTCGAGGTGGTGCGATGAGCAGGTGGATACGCGTCCAGACCTCCATCTTCGATCACGAGGTGTTTGCCGCTGAGCCGTTCAGCGAGCGTGAGGCTTGGTTGTGGCTCATCTCCAAAGCGGCATGGAAAGACACCGTGCACCGCATAGGTGCGTCTGTCATGCCTGTTCCTGCAGGAAGCCTTTTCGTGACTATCCGCGAGATGCAGGCGGCTTGGAAATGGACCTCGACGCGACGCGTTCACCAGTTCCTTGAGCTGCTTTCAAGCCAGAACATGATTGAAACATGCTCTGAAACAGGAAAGACGCTCGTAACTGTCTGTAATTACAGCAAATACCAGAACGCTGAAACACATTCTGAAACACCGGAAAGTGCGGAAGCGAAACAAAAACGAAACACAAAAGACACCAGTACACCAGACACCAATACATCCTCACTCCGTTCGGATGTTTGCCCGGAGCCGGAAAAATCCGCTCCGGGCTCACCGACGGTGATCGAGCTTCCGACCGTCAATGGCGACATGGTTTTGATTTCCGAGGCGGATGTCGCCGAGTGGTCCGAAGCTTTCCCCGCCGTGAACGTTCGCCAGCAGCTCGCGGCGATGCGCTCTTGGCTCAATGCCAATCCCAAGAACCGCAAGACCAGCAAGGGCATGAAACGCTTCGTCGTTTCCTGGCTCACTCGTGACCAGGACCGCGGAGGAGGGCGTCAGCATCCGCAGGCCCAAGCGCCGCCACGCCCGCAAAGCCCGTCCATGCAACGCCATCACGACATCCACGCAAGGCTGAAACGAGAACTCTACGGTGAACCAGATGAACAATTTGCCGGCCAAACTGTCGACCTTGCAGCAGGAGATTTCCGCTCTCACTGAGCAGCTTGCCCCGGCCGGCGCCGACGAAATCGGCCAGTGCATCGAGGGCCTCATGAGCGGCGGCATGCGGATCTCCGAAACGATCACTGCTGCAAACCCGGTTGAAGAATACCGCCTCTCGCTTCGCAACGTGCCGGTCCATGGGCTGCGCCGTGCCTACGTGAAGCTGAAGCGCGGCGAATACGAGAACATCAACAAGGCTTTCATTCCCCTGCCGGCGGAGCTTGCGGCGATGGCCAATGCGGAATGCCGTCTCATCCGGGAGGACCGGATACGCAAGCAGGAAACGCTTAGAGCTATCGAGGACTCGGTCAGCCGAACGCTGCCCAGCTCTCATGGCCTCATGGACCTGCGCGTTGCCCAGCGTGAGCGCGCCATCGAGTTGGCGGAAAAGGGCTTTGTCAGGGTGGCCGAAGGTGTCGACCATTTGGAATTCGCCCACCTCGCAAAATCGCGGGAACTGCCGGCCGGTTCTCGCCATCTCTGGGCAATCGACGAGGTCTGGTCGCCGATCGCCGTCCGCATCAACCGGAGCAGGATCCAGACAAAGCTTAACGTTCAGCCCCCGCCGGTGTCGCCGGAGCGCGCCGCTGAGCTCGCCCGCATGCTGGCGCTTCCCGATGCCAGCCAGGTCACGGCCGAACAGATGGCCTATCGCGGCAAGGTCACGGCCGACATCCAAGCGGCCGAGCCGGTCGACGAGGAGCGCGCGGCATGACCATCCAGCACCGCACTGTCGACATCGAAGCAGCGGCGAAGCTCTGGAAGGAAGACTTGTCAGCCTCCCAGATTGCCAAGCGCTTTGGCGTCAGCCGAAACGTCATTGTCGGACTGGCCTTCCGCAACCGAGGTCTCTTCCCGTGGCGCGGTGACGCTGGGAAGAAGTCTCGCGCTCCCGGCCAAGCGAAGACGTCGCGACCTCGCAAGCCGGAACTGAGGCGGGAACCGGAGATACCGGCGACCGCCTACGACGCTGAGCGGCTCCAATCCGCGAAGCTTTTTCACCATCTCTCGGCCGGCGAATGCTGCTGGCCCCTGAACACCGGCGGCCCGTACCTGTTCTGTGCGGCGGAAACGACGGGCCGCTACTGCCGAAACCACCATGCAAGGTCCTTGCCGAAGATATCGAGGGTGAATGAATGACGATGGTAGCGACGAACAGCAACCGACAGACGACGGCCTGGTATGCGGTCAGGGCCGTCCCCGGCTATCAGCGGATGGCGACTATTCTCGAGCCTGCGAACGATGAAACGGAGGAGGAGAAACTGGCTCGCGATCGGCGTAAGGGTGAAAGCATCCTCGAACGCAATCTCCGCAACGGGGGGATCGATGTTTACATGCCGTCATTCTGGGCCATCACTCAGCACCAGCGCACGAACAAAATGCTAGAGCGCCGCTTCCCGCTGTTGGTCGGCTATGCCTTCGTCAACATCAGTCAGAGGGATTTCGAACGCGTTCGGAACATCGACGGCGTCATGTGCTTTCTCCGCCCTTCTGCTGATCGGGGACCCATCGTCTTCCCTGACACTGACGTCGGCAGCCTCATGTTCGCCGATTTCCAGAAACGGCAGCAGTGGGAACGCGAGCGCACAGAGAGGCTGGTCCTGTCTCAAAACCACCGCCGCAATTCTCTCAACAAGCGGCTTGGTCTGATCTTCCCGAAAGGCAGACGAAAGAAAATTCCGCTGCGCATGATGGCAGAAGCCGCAATTGACGATCTATCGCCGGCAAGTCGTCAACAGGTTTTGAAGATTCTCAACGAATTGAAGGCTATGGACAGCGAGATGGAGGCTTGCAGGGCAAGCTCGACGGCTTTATATTCAGTCGCGTGATTTGGGTGTGCAGTCGGACCTTGCCAACCGCAACGGGAATACTCGACGGCCCAGCCGGGAGCCTTCCAACTCCTACCCAATGGGAAAATGCATCCAAATTCAGGGCGGCTTAGACCGCCCTTTTCCAATTCAGATTGCCCGGTAGTGCTGCTGGAATATGCAGATAGACCCCGACCGGGCAAGCGCGACCACCTTGCGACCGCCGTCTATGCGGTAGGGTGGTCGCCTTCAGCGCTCAATCGCCTGTAGCACGAGGCTCGCTCCGGTGATCACGACAGTCACCGCCACTGCGATCGCAGACCACTTCGTCCAATACGCGGTTTTCACAGTCGCGTCTGCTGCGCTGATCTGTGCGGCGGATGCCGCGATCTGGTTATCTGTCGCCTCTTTCGCGAGAAGGAAATGTCGCCTGCGGATTTCGATATCTCGCCAGTACGATGCCTGAGATCCTGGCTGTTCATGAGGGTTAGCGAAAACCTCCTCGTCGGTCTTCTTTGACCAGTTTTCCAATTCATTTTCTCCTGTTTTCTAGTTGAGAGCAGGGAACGACGAACGACTCTGAGTCGCAAGAGCGTCTGCCCCTTATTCGACCAATTCACAGGTCTCGTCGGCGTAGAGCAGCCCGGTAGCTCGCCAGCCTCACAAGCTGGAGGTCGCAGGTTCGAATCCTGTCGCCGCAACCAGATCCGCGCCCGGCGGTATCGGGCTCAACCAAGGAGAAGGCCGATGACGGCACGCGTACGCGCGAAATTCATGTGCAGCGGAAAGGAGGGCACGACCGTGTTCCTTCACACCGTCTATTCCGAAGATATCCAGTCCGAGGACGGGCGCTTCACGAAGGCTACCCCCTGGGGAGAGCTTCGGATGAATGTCGACAACCCAGACGCTGCCATCCAGTTCGAGCCGGGCAAGTCGTATTATCTCGACTTCACGCCGGCCGAGTGATCATACGCCCAGCCGCCGTAACAGGTAGCGGGGCTTTCGCTTTCAGGAGAGCCCCATGCACTACCGCTTTGTGGAAGTGGAAGGCGAAGAAGACGACCTCGATCGTGTCGCCAACGAGTGGCGCGCCAAGGGCTACCAGCTATTCCAGGCCGTCTACAAGACCACCTACAGGTGGGTGCTGATCTTCGAGCGCGAGGCCAAGGCCTCAGCATAAGTCCGCAGCCCTGCTCGCCCTACGCGAGGCGCTCGTCGAGCCTGCTGAGATAACGCGTGTAGTTGTCGATGAGACGAAGATGCATTTGCCTCTGCTCTTCCATGATCTCCTCGTCGCTTCGGGTGTCCGTGACATCCTTTATCACAAAGCGGGATTTCTCGATGAAGTGGATCATCCGCTCCGCATGTTGGATCTCAGCATTGTAGCGTTCGCGCATTATGCGAAGAGTGATTTTATCCATTCAATTCCCCCAAGGTTGAACTATGCCCGTACTGAAGAACGCGCGGCACGAGAAGTTCGCGCAGGCGCTCGCCAAAGGCAAGACAGCAGATGACGCATATGCGGAGGCAGGCTTCAAGCCTGACCGTGGGAACGCTTCGCGCTTACAGCAGAAAGACAACATCAGACAACGCGTCGCCCAGCTTCTCGAATGGGAGCAGACGGTAGAGCGAAAGGCCACCGAGAAGGCCATAGACAAGTTGGCCATCACGAAAGAGCGTGTCCTGGCAGAGCTAGCCAAGATCGGGTTCGCCGACATCCGCAAGGCGATCAAATGGCAAGGCACGCTGGTGACCGAAGAGGATAACCCGGATGGCGGTGATGTCCTCGTTATCAAGAACGTCGTCACGAACAACGTCCAGCTGATTCCCAGCGACGAGATAGACGACGACACGGCCGCGGCAATTGCCGAGATCAGCCAGAATTCGACGGGCGGCATCAAGATCAAGTTCCACGACAAGAAGGGCGCGCTCGTGGATATCGGGAAGCACCTTGGCATGTTCGTCGAGCGACACGAGCACTCCGGACCTGACGGCGCCCCGATACAGACCGAGACAAGAACATGGCGGGAAGTGCTGCGCAGCGAAAAGAGCTAGACGCCACCACCCATCTCACCAACCCTGCGCTTCACGACTTTTGGGAACAGGTCTTCCTTGGACAGGCAGACATAGCGGTTCTCCACGGCGGGCGATCGAGCTCAAAGACACGAGACACGGCGTGCCAGTTGGTGCGCCTGGTCGACCACGTCGGCGTCAAGATGCGGGTTCTCTGCATCCGTCGCTTCCAGAACCGCATTCAGGATTCGGTCTATACCGAACTGAAATGGGCGATCGCTCATCTAGGTCTGAGCAAAGCCTTCGACGTCCAGAAGACGACGATCATTCATCGCAGGACCGGCGCGGAGTTCATCTTCTACGGCATCGAGCGGAACCTTGAGGACATCAAGGGCACGTCCGACGTCGACATCCTCTGGGTGGAAGAAGCTGAGAAGCTCACCGAGGAACAATGGACGGTCATAGGGCCGACCATCCGCAAAGAGGACAGCCTGGCAATCCTGCTGTTCAACCCGAAGTTCGTCACCGACTACGTCTGGAAGAACTTCGTCGTCAACGTCCCGCCGCACTGCATCGTGCGCAGGATCAATTACACCGAAAACCCGTTTCTGTCGGCCAAGGCATTGCGCGACATCGCAGCGATGCAGGAACGGAACCCCGAACTATTCGAGCACGTCTATGGCGGCGTGCCTTTGGGCGATAGCGAGCTTTCGATCTTTAAGCACCGCTGGCTGGATGCCTGCGTTGATGCTCACAAGGTTCTGAAGGTCAGCCTTACCACCCGCAATATCATCGGCTTCGACCCTGCCGACGACGGCGAGGACAAGAGCGCGACGGCGGACAAGATCGAGGGCGTCTTTGTCGACGCCGAACACTGGTCATCCGGAAAAGATGAACTGGTCCAGAATGCCAAGAAGGTGTGGGCCAAGGCGAAGCATGCTGGCGCCACCGTCTCGTATGACACGATCGGCGTCGGCGCCTTTGTCGGCGGCTACATCGACGAGCAGAACGAGGTGAACGGCTCGAAAGTCGAGCACTACGCTTTCCACGCCGGCGGCGCGGTCATGGACCCGGACAAGCCGAGCGATGCGCTGAACGACAACAGTCCGCTCAACAAGGACGAATACCTGAACCTGAAGGCGCAGTCCTGGGCCAATACAGCCCGCAGGGCGATGCTGACGTTCAACGCAGTGACGAGAGGGCAGGCGATCAAGCCAGAGGACGTACTCTCCTTCTCATCGCAAATGGGCGCGGAGAAGTTGGACGCGCTCTTCACAGAGCTTTGCGTTCCTTGGTGGGTCGAGAGCGAAGGCAAGAAGCGGGTCGTTCCGAAGGCCAAGCTCAAGAAGGACTTGGGCATCAAATCTCACAACCTCGCTGATGCGGTTATCGCAGCGGACAACGTGAATATCGCCGTCGCCCCCGCCGCCGTCATGTTCCTGACCAAGAGGCACCGATGAACACAGTAGTCAGCCTGGCGAACTACGCCCAGCGGCGCCTCAGCGGCATGTTCCCTGCCTTTTTCTCGGGCGGGAACGTGAAGCACGATCACTACAAGGATTTCGGCTACCCGGAGACGTTGAGCTTCACGGAGCTCTACCGGATGTACTGCCGCAACGGTGTGGCAGCTGCAGGCGTCGACAAGACAGTCCTGAAAACGTGGCAGGAGAACCCGTTTCTGCTCGAGAAGGAGCGGGACGGCTCGCAGTCTGGCGAAGACGACGAAACGACGCTGGAGAAGGAAATCCGCCAGCGCTTCAACGATCTGCGCCTCTGGGCGCGCCTTGCCGAGGCCGACCGCATGTCGATGGTCGGCGCCTATGCTGGCGTCATCCTTCGGGTTGCTGACAGCAAACGGTTCGACCAACCCGTCGATCGCGTCAGTGGCGGCCTCAATGGCCTCGTCGAAATCATCCCGGCATGGGAAGGGCAGTTGCAGGTTTCGCAGTGGGATACGGACGAGACGTCCGAAACCTACGGGCAGCCGAAGATGTACCAGTTCAACGAATCGGCTGTAGACACCACGATCAAGCAGCCTCGCAACCTGGTCATCCATCCAGACCGCGTCATCATCTGGTCGAAGGATGGCACTCTTCACGGCTCGTCGGCTCTGGAGCCTGGTTACAACTCGCTCATCGACATGGAGAAGGTCCGCGGGGCCGGCGGCGAGGGCTTCTGGAAGAACGCCAAGTCCGCGCCGGTGCTCGAGGTCGATAAGGAAGCCAAGATCGACATGATGGCTAAGGCCATGGGCGTGTCGGTCGAAGACCTTGCCGACAAGATGAACGAGCAGGTGGCGGAATATAACGCCGGCTTCGACCAGCTCCTCATGATCATGGGCATGCAGGCCAAGCAGCTCAACGTCACCTTGCCTTCGCCCGAGCACTTCTATGCCATCGCCCTGCAGGATTTCGCAGCGTCCATGAACATGCCGGTGAAGATCCTTGTCGGGATGCAGACCGGCGAGCGCGCCAGCCAGGAAGACGCTAGCGAGTGGGCGCAGACGAACATGTCGCGTCGGGCCAACCAGACGGTCCCGAACATCATGTCGCTGGTCAATCGTTTGGAGCGGTTCGGCATTCTGCCCGAGAAGGATTGGTCTCTCTATTGGACCGATCTGACCGAAAGCTCGATGTCGGAGAAGATCGACCGCGCGAGCAAGATGGCCGAGACCAACCAGAAAATGGGCACCGGCGTCGTCTTCACCGACGAGGAGATCCGCGCCGTCGTTGGTTACGAGCCGTTATCGGATGCGGACAAGTTCGCAAACGAGCCGACGGACGATGAAACCCGCGATGCTCTCGGCACCAAACCAAAGGACACCGTAGAATGAAGCACGTCCGCGTGAACGTTCGTTCCGTCGCGAATACGAAGGCTGTCCGGAAGGAAAAGCGCAACGGCCGTGACGTCGTCATCGTCCCCAGCGCCACGCTCCCCGACAACATCATCATGAACGGGATCATGTATCCCGCCGACGAGATCGAAAAGAGCTATGTCAGCCTGAACCGGACGCCCGCGCCGCTGGGCCATCCGACCATCAACGGCAAGTTCGTCTCGGCCCGGGACCCCGAGGGGATCAACCTCGGCTACATCGGCGCATGGAACGAGAACGTCCGCCGCGAGAACGGTCGCGTCTTCCTCGACAAGGTTATCGACGTCGAGGTCGCCAACCGGTCGCCAGGCGGCAAGGAAGTCCTCGCCGCGATCGAGAAGGGTGAGCCGGTTCACACCTCCACCGGTCTGATCGCCAACCTTGAGGCCGTGTCCAACGCCTCGGACCATAAGCACATCGCTCGCAACATCCAGTTCGATCACGACGCCATCCTCTTGAACGAGAGCGGCGCGGCCACCCCCGAGCAGGGCGTCGGCATGCTGGTCAACGCCAATGGCGAGCAGGAAGAAATCGAGGTCATCAACTCCTCCCTCACAGAGGAAGCTGACCGCGAGATCGACTGGGCGGGCACCCGCCTCGTCGAGGCTCTCAGACGCCGTGAGAACATCGGCATCTGGGACAAAGTGAAAGCCGCGATCATGGAAGCCGTAGGCTCCGGGCGGGTTCCCTCAACCAATCGAAAGGAAGACGACATGCCTGTCTCTGACGAGCAGTTCAAATCGCTTTCCGATGAGGTCAAGACCCTCTCGGAAAGCATGGCTAAGATCGGTGACACGATCGGCGCCGCCGTCGCCAACGCGGTCAAGCCGCTGGTCGACGCACAGAATGAGATGGTCGCCAACCAGAAGACCAAGGAAGAAGCCGAGAAGGCTGAACTGGTCGTGAAGGTCGTGAAGGCGAACGTCCTGAGCGAATCCGCCGCCAAGGAACTGACGCTGAACGCGCTCAAGGAGCTGGCTTCCAAGGCTGAACCCGGAAAGGCTGCTGCGCTGAATGGCGCCTTCAAGCCCGCCGGCGACAAGCCGTCCTACAAGCTGCCGGAGGGTGAATAATCATGGCCCGCTATAACAAGATCTTCGCCGGCCCGGTAACGGAACGGCTGCCGCAGGTGCAGGAAGCGCTCGCGGCGGCCGCCACCCTCCCGGGCCTCGCCGTCGTCTTCAATGGCAGCGGCCACTTCGCCATCGCCGGCGCTTCCACCGTCGAGAAGGTCTTCATCGCGCAGGATAACTACCTGCAGATGAAGGGTGTCGACGAAGCCTGGGCCTCCGGCGATACCATGATCGGCATGGAAATGCTGGACGAGCAGTTCTTCAACGTCCGCGTTCCGACCGGCAACAACATCGCCAAGGGCGCCCGCCTCACGACGAACGCTACCGGCCGCTTTGTGCCCGTCGCCGCCGGCAACCGCGTCATCGCGATCGCGGAAGAGGCTTACAACAACACCACCGGATCGGATCAGCTTGTTCGCGTGCGCGCGGCCAAGGGCCATCTGGCAGCCGCTTAAGGAGCGATCGAACAATGCGCTACTTCTCCTCCCAGCTCGTCGCCAACTCCCGAATCCATGCGGGTTGGTGGGACGAGGTACAGGCGAACCGCGAATGGTTCCACCAGACGGAAACCGCGCTGGCGACCGTTCAGAACGCGGCCGCCATCCTGCCGCGCGATGCGTGGCTCGACCTCGACGGGATCACCCGTCGCGTCATGCGCTCGGACGAAGGTCAGGTCTACATGGCCGACCTGATGCCGCTCGCCAAGGCGGTCAACATCGGCAAGCTCGTCCACCTCAACCGCGTTTCTTCGGATGCCGGCTCGGTGGTCCGCTCGATGTCCGGCCAGGTGCCCGTGCCGATGGATAAGGTCGTCTACGACTACCGCGGCTCTCCGGTCCCGATCTTCTCCACGGCTTACGGCCGTGAATGGCGGGAATGGAACACGCTGCAGTCGGAGAACTTCGACGCACTGTCCGACGATCAGGAGGCGCATACCGCCAAGATCCGTCGCGACATGGCGCTCTATGCTCTCGATGGCGACGCCACCATCAAGGTCGGCGGCTATACCGCTTATGGCATTCGCACGTCGCCGTTGGCAAAGGCGATCAATCTCGGCGCTGCTGCCGGAGGTGCGAATATCGACCTGACGTCGCCGGCGACGACCTCGGACGCAATCGACACGTTCTTCAGCCAGACCCTCGGCGCCATGCTCGATGACAACCTGATCACGGGCAAGGTCAACGTCTACGTCTCGCCCGAGATCGGCCGCAACCTGGACCGCTCCTATTCCGGCTCCGCCGGCTTCAAGGGCGGCACGCTGTTGCAGTACCTGCTGACGAACCGCCGCATCAACAAGATCGCGGTGACCTATGAGCTGTCCGGGAATGAATTCTTCGGCTTCGTGCCGAGCTCCGAATTCATCCGCCCGCTCGTCGGCATGGCCGTCAACACGACGGCGATGACCCGCCAGAACCCGACCGACAACTACCAGTTCCTGGTCATGGGCGCGATGGGCATCGAGATCCGGGCCGACTACAACGGCAAGACCGGCGTCTTCTACTCCACCGACATCGACTAAGGTTGGGCCTCGCCTTTGGGCGGGGCTTTCCCTTTTCTGAAACCAAGGAGATACGCCGATGAGCGTACGTGTGAAGATCACGCAGCCGGGCATCTATGCCAGCACCGGCAAAGAGATTGCGGTCGGTACCGAACTGACCCTGACGAAAGAGCCGAAGGCATGGGCCGGCCGGTATGAGGTGATTTCGTCCGGTGGCGAGGGCAAGGACGCGGTGACTGGTGAAGGCTATGCCGTCAACCAGAAGGGCGTGGGGTGGTTCTTCATCAGCAAGGACGGCGTGCCGGTCACCAAGTCGCTCCGCAAGGACGACCTGGAAGGCTTCGCCGACATGTCCGATGAGGACAAGGCCGCCTTCGTCGAACTGCACAAGGCAGAGGCGTAATCCATGGCAGGCTACGGTGACGATGCCACGTTTCAGACGTGGCTGACAGAGAACGGCTACACGCTGCCATCTGGCGCGCCGTCGCCTGCCGTCCTCCGCAATCGCGGGAGCCAGTACATCGACGCGGTGTACGGCTCCCGTTTCGTCGGCAGCGTTGCAGACGCGTTGCAGGAGCGTTGCTGGCCACGCGAGGGCGCGATCGTCAGCGGCAAGCTGATCCCGTCCGATGTGGTACCGACAGCCGTCATTCACGCATCTTTCTATGCTGCCTACCAGGAAGCGACGAAGCCCGGCAGCCTTTCGGCCGTCGGCTCCGGCGCCACCCGCGTGAAACGGAAGAAGGTAGGCCAGCTCGAGGTCGAGTATCAGAACACGTCAAGCGAGAGCGAGACCGGAGCCGATCTCACCCCTATCATTTCAGTCGTAGACGGCATGTCGGCGCCTTTCCTGCGCGACGACAGCCTTGTCTGCCTCGGTATTCTCTCGGTTGGCTGCTGATGGCTACGTTCGACTATGCCGACATGCAGGCGACCGCGCACGAGCTCATTGAGGAGTTCGGGCAGGCGGGTGTCGTCACCCGACTTGAGGCGCCGGACCCGGTCTATGGTGGCGATCCTGTCCCTACGCCTTACCCGGCCACGCTGGTCCCGATGGCCTACGAAGCCCGCTACATCGACGGCACGGTCATCCAGACCGGCGACATGCAAATTTACATCTCGGCTGTCGGGCTGGCGGTCGAGCCGACAGTCGGCGACGTCGTCACGGCCAATGGCGCCGATTACGCCATCGTTGCCGGCGACCCGAACAAATACGACGGCGTCACGCCGGTCGTCTTCATCGTCCAAGGAAGGATCGCATCGTGAAAATCCGCTTCGTAAAGAACTACAAGGGCCGCGGCGTCGGCGATACGGCTGACATGCCGGAGACCGAGGCGCGGGCTCTGATCGGCATCGGCCTGGCCGAGGAAATGCCGGCAGAGAAGCCCGCCTTGAAGGGCGAGAAGGCTGCCGCAGCTAAGTAATGGCATCCCTCCGCCAGCAGCTCGACGCCCTCATCGAGGAGCTTTCCCCTGCAATGGAGAAGGCCTTCCGAGAGGCGATCGAGGACATCAAATCCGAGATCGTCTTGAAGGAGGTCGTCGAGCGGCTTGAACGCCGAGACGTGGAAGGCGCCATTGCGGCGCTTCACATCGACCCGGCAGCCTTCCGGCCGCTCTCCGAGGCAATCCGGACCGCATTTAACTCCGGTGGCCTCTTGGTCTCCAAGAACATGCCGCGCCTGTCGGACCCCGCTGGCGGCCGTGTCGTCTTCAGGTGGGACGTCCAGAACCAGCGTGCCGAGCAGATCATTCGCGAAGCCTCGTCGACGATGATCACGCACGTCACCGAAGACACGAAGCAGATGGCCCGTGAGCGCATTGAGGCAGGCTATGCCAAGGGGCAGGGGCCGAACACCATTGCGCTCGATATCGCCGGCCGCGTGAACCGGGTCACCGGTCGCCGTGAGGGCGGTTTGCTTGGAATGACGTCGCAGCTTGCCCGCACGGTCGAGAACGCGCGCACGGCGCTCCTCTCGGGCGACGTGGAGGGCATGAAGCACTACCTGACACTCACGCGCCGGGATAAGCGCTTCGATCGTCAGGTCGCCAAGGCGATACGCGAGGGCAAGCCGCTTCCGGTCGACGCCGTGCAGAAGATCACCGGCCGTCTGGCGGACCGCTATGTTCAGCTCCGCGCCCAGACCATCGCCCGGACAGAAACGCAATCGTCTGTCCACGCCGCGAAGCATGAAGCCTATCAGCAGGGACTGGACCGCGCCGGCCGTGATGCAAGCCTTGTCACCCGCCGTTGGCGTTCGGTCGGCGACGGCCGTGTCCGCCACACGCACCAGGTCCTGAATGCCGAAGAGGTGACAGGCATGGACCTGCCGTTTCAGCCGCCATCGGGCGCTATGATGCGCTTCCCGGGCGATACCAGCCTAGGCGCCGGAGCTGCCGAGATCATCGGTTGCCGCTGCCACGTCGAATATAACTTCGACTTTGCCGAGGAATACGCGAGATCGCGAGGCCGATAATGGCTGAGAACAATCTGAGCTTCGCCGCACAGGTCTCGGAGTGGGTGCATGCGGAGAAGGAGCGCGAGGCGGCCGTCCTGCGCACGGCGGCACAGATGGTCGCGAACAACGTTCGGACATCGGTTGCGGAGGGTGGACGCATCCCGGTCGATACCGGCAACCTGAAGAACTCGCTGATGGCATCGACTTCGACAATGCCGCGCGTTGACGAGGGCGAGAGGGAATATCCGGATCAGAGTGGAGAGATCGAGCTCATCATCTCCAACCTCTATGTTGGCGAGACGCTCTATCTCGGTTTTCAGGCGGCCTATGGTCCGCGCATGAATTACGGCTTCGTCGGACAGGACAGTCTGGGCCGCGTCTACAATCAGCAGGGATTCGGCTTTGTCGATGCTGAGGCTCAGACCTGGCCGCAGACGGTCAAGGAAGCTGAGGCGAAGGTTCGCGGTCGCTTTGAAGCGGGTTCGAGCCCTCGGACATGATGAGCAGCGCTCGCTGCAGGATGTCTAAGTCGCGGATCGCGGCGGAAAGCACCTGCCGGCCGTTCTCGGTCTCAACCGTCTTATTGAGAAGCAGCGACAGCGCTTCGTGCAAGAGGTCATACACCTCGGTATCGCTGAGTGCTTTGTCGGCCATGGGCCTAGAGGTAACAGATGGCTGATACGGTGGAAATGAAAATCTATCAGGCGCTGGTGCTTCGCGCCCAGGCGTTTGTCCCGCCGGCCGGTGTGACCATCGTCCTGCCCGGGGTGCCTTTCGCGCCGACAGCACAGAGCAAGTTCGTTTCGGTCGAGGTCCACTTCAATCGCGCGATCGAGACCGACCTGTCGCTTGTCATGGACCCGATCCGGCAAGGCTTTGTCCGCACCAACGTCATGTGGCCGAAAGGTTCAGCGATCGTTGACGGGTACAATCTCGCGGGTCAGCTTCGCGAGCACTTCCGCCGCGGCACAAAGCTGTTCCGGACGGACACACAGGTTCGCATCGGCGAGGATCCGGAAATCGGCGTCCTCATGACAGGGGAAACCCACCACAACATTCCGGTGACCACGCGCTGGCGTTGTTACCCGCAAGTTCCGGCCTGATTGGCCTGCCGTTCCTGCGCCTTCGGCAAGCGCAATCAGACAGAAAGGAATGAGCTATGGCTCAGCTTTACCCGGTCGCCGGTGCGAAAATCTATATCGGCGCGGCCGTCAATGACGTCCCGGATGATGCCGACATCATCGAATCTCTCTTCACCTCGGTCACCTTCACCGAGATCAAGGGTTGGCAGACGATGGGCGCCATCGGCGATGCCGCCGCACTGATAACCGAATCCATCATCTCCTCGGGTCGCGACCTGAAGGCGAAGGGCACGCGCAACGCGGGCTCGATGCAGAACAACTTCATCATCCTGCCGAACGACGCCGGCCAGATTGCGTTGATCGCGGCCGAGGCGACCGACTACAACTATCCCTTCAAGCTCGCCTTCGACGACGCGCCGCCGGCAAAGACGTCGGCTGTGACAATGACGATCGCGTCTCCCGGTGTCATCTCGTGGGCCGCTCATGGCCTTGCCGCCGGCACCCCCGTCAAGTTCTCGACGACTGGCGCACTGCCGACCGGGCTTACAGCCGGCATCACGTATTATGTCGTCAACCCGTCCACGAACGACTTCCAGGTCGCCGCGACGCCCGGCGGTGCAGCGATCGCCACGACCGGCACTCAGTCCGGCACACATACCGCCACGACCGTACCGACCGGCACCATCAAGTATTTCTACGGGATTGTCATGACAGCCCAGGAGAACGGCGGCGGTGCAAACACCGCTCGTCTGCTGCAGGGCAACGTCGAAATCAACAGCGCCGTTCTGACGGTTGCTCCTGTCGGTGGTGCGTAATGGCTGAAGAGTTTGTCGACCTTTCCAGCCTCGAAGCCCTCGTCCAATCCCAGGAGGAAGGTATCGAGATCGATATTATGAACGAGCAGGCGAAGCCGATCGGCCTCAAGATCCGCGTCGTCGGCCCCGATAGTGACCGGATGCAGAAGGCGGTGCGCGATGTTGCCGCCGAATTCGCAAAGACTGCGGCCGATCGCGAAAGCCTCGGAGAAGCGCGGGAAGATGACAGCGATGCCCGCATGGTCGCCATCCTCGCAAAGGCAACGATGAGCTGGTCACCTAATCCGAAGATCGCGGGCAGTGTTGTGCCCTTCTCGGAGGAGAATGTCCGAAACCTCTACACCAAGTTCCGGATCATCCGTGAGCAGGTAGAGGTTCGCGCGGTTCGCCGCGGCTCTTTTACCAAAGGCTGATCGATCGGCTCTGCAAGCTTATCGTCGATCAGCACGAAGGTAAGAAGCTCGCTATCCCCGCCGCCGGCCAGCAGGTTTGGTGGTGGTTCCGCGAGCTGGACAGCCAGCGCACAGGGAACGGCTACGGGCCCAACGCCCTTGGGTTTCAGGCAATTGGAGAATGGGCGAGGCTTCGCGGCCTCGTCCTCAAGCAGTGGCAGCTCGATGCCATTCTAGCGATGGACCTGAAACGCCGCGAAATCATGGCGCCGAAGGATGAGCTCGAGGCAGAAAAGCCGAAAGTGTCAGAGCGCCCGCTTACGGCGCGCCTCTTCGACGCGCTTTTCCCCAGCAAGAAGTGATAGCCGATGTCCGAAGCGACCCTTGGTTTCAAGATCGACAGTTCGCCGGCAGTCAAGGGCGCGGCTGACCTCGATCATCTGACGGCAGCCGCTGGCCGCACTCAACAGGCTGTTGGGAAGCTCGAGAACGAGGTCGAGCAGCTCGGCGGCGCGCTTGGGAAGGCGGGGCAGGGCGCTGGGAAGCTAAAGCAACCGATTGACGATCTTGGCCGCTCGTTCGGAGCGCAGGACGAGCATGTGCGCGCCTTCCGGATGGAAGTCGAGCGGCTCACGCTGAAGTATCAGCCCTTGGCGAAAGCCACGCGCGACTACGAGGCGTCGATTGGCGAAATCCAACGAGCCCATAAACTCGGCGCCATCACAGCGCAGGAGATGACGCAGGCTCTCGATCGTGAGCGGCAGGCTTATGAGCGGCTGAAGACGTCGGCGACGGCCGCCGGCGCCGCCGTGAAGGCTGCAAACACGAACCGACCGGGCGGGCAGGGCTTCAACTCGGCCAATGCTGCATTCCAGTTCCAGGACATCGCCGTAACGGCGGCCATGGGCATGAACCCGCTCATGATCGGCCTGCAGCAGGGCACGCAGCTTGCTTCCGTTCTCGGGTCGATGGAGCGGCCGGTCTCTGGTCTCGCCTCGGCCTTCGCGTCGCTCATCAGCCCAGTTTCGCTAGTAACTATCGGTTTGACCGCCGGTACCGCCGCGCTCGTCCAGTACTTCATGACGGCAGAGAGCGGGACCGACAAGACGAGCAAGCTCTTCGAAGAGCAGAACGACCTAATCCGCCGCGCGGCCGCCCTCTGGGGGGACGCTGCGCCGCAGTTGAAGGCCTACGTCGACGAACTCGACCGCGCCGACAAGATCACTCAGGGCCGGGAAGCCGGAGAGATTTTGGCCGGTCGGGAGCTGGAGGGCCTCGGCGAGGAGTTGCAAGGTGTCAACCGGCAGTTCTCCGAGGCGGTTCGCGGCCTCCGCAGCATCGACGCTGATCCCGCATTCATCCGTGATTTCTCGCAAGCCTTCGGTGACCTGCGCGAGCGCCTCGACGAGGGTACCGCATCGATAGCGGACATCAACAACGCTCAGCGCTTCCTTTCTGAAGCGGTGGACCGCTATGGCATCAAGTCTGTTCTCGGTCTCCGGGACGCCTTCGACCTCATTACCAAGTCGATCCGAGACAGCATCCAGGCTTCACGCGAAGCGCGCGCTGCTTGGATTGCGGACATCGCCGGCGCCGATAACGTTCAGGACATCATCTCCGGATCGTTCTTCACGGAAAACGGCAGGACGATGCGCACCGCGGACTTCATGCCGCGCAATCCCGGTGTTCCGACCAGCCGCCCGAATATCGAACTGAGCGGTGATCCGGACGCCGCGACCATCCTCAACTCCGATGGTCGGCTGACGGGCGTTCCCGTTCCGGGGCAGAAGCCGAATTTCTTCGTGCTCGAAACGCAGAAGGAGAAGGTCGACGACGTCACCAAGGCATACCGGCAAGCAGCCGAGGCAAAGGCGGACTTCTGGCTCGACATCTCTTTTCAGGAGCGTCAGGCGGAACGCAGCGCCATCGATCGGCAGGTAGCCACCACGCTCACCCGCTACGGCTTCAATGAGGACCTGAATTCTCCTGAGGCCAACGCAGTTCGGCAAGGCCTGCGCCGTGATGAAGCGAAGGATGCCTTCAAGGGCTTCTTCGACGGCATTCACCAGGAGGCATGGGCGAACGGCGGCAAGATCGGCGATGCAATCGTCAAGTCGGCTTTGATCGTGGCGCAGAAGGCCGGCGAGAAGGCTTGGAGCGCCATCTTCGATCAACTCGGTACCGCTGCAGCGAGCTGGCTGACGGGCGGTTCCAAGGCGGTTGACGGCGCCGTGTCTGCTGGGTTCAACGCGACCACAACGTTCGGGTCATTTCTTGGCGCAAACGATAACAAGACCTTTGCCGCTCCGGTTGGTGCCGTCACCCGAGGCGCGCTGCCTCCGACGACCGAGATCGCAAGCTATATTGCAAAGGCGGCCGCTGCTCGGGGAATAGATCCCGACATCGCGCTGCGAGTAGCCAAGTCTGAAGGCGGTCTCAATAGTTGGAACCTCCAGTCGAACTACGTCAAGAATGGAGTGCGCGAACCGTCGTTCGGGCCATTCCAGCTCTACAAGGGCGGCGGTCTCGGCAACAAGTTCATGGCCCGGACGGGACTTGATCCGGCCGACGCGTCGGTTGGCCCGGCCGGGATTGATTTCGCACTGGACGAGGCCAGGAAGAGCGGCTGGGGGGCATGGTATGGCGCCAAGAAGGCTGGCATCGGCAACTTCGAGGGCATCGGGACCTCTTCCGGAGGCGACAGTGCGGTTGATGCGGTCACCAAGCTAGGAGAAGCATCCAAGAAAACCGCCACGGGCCTTAATGCGCTCGGGCAGGGTGCCGGTGGCCTCGGTCAGACGCTGGCCAGCATTCCGCAGGCTCTCATGGCCAACGGCGGCGGCTCCGGCATCCTCAGCAGTCTCACCAAGTACGGCATGGGCCTTTTCTCTGGTTCGGCACAGTTCGCAAATGCATGGTCGCTCGGGGGCATTGGCCTCTATGCCAACGGCACCAATAACGCCCCGGGCGGGTTGGCTGTCGTCGGAGAGCGCGGTCCGGAGCTTGTCAACCTGCCGCAGGGATCGGGCGTCATGAGCAATCACAAGCTCATGCAAACCTTGAACGACAACAACAATCAGCGTTCCAACGCTCCGGCGAACCTCAACGTGAACGTGATCGGTGCCAACGGCGATGAGCACGTCCGAGCCCTTGTGCGGCAGGGAGTTGGGCAGGCTCTGTCTCAGTATAACGAGCAGCAGCGGCGTGTTGGGTTCGGGGAAACGCAGAAGCGGTTTGTGGCTCAGAAAGGCTGATCGATGGCAGTTTACATCAACCAGCCGACTGTGCCGATCATGTATCTACGGCCGACCCGCGCGAGTTTCGACAATCCCGGGTCGGCGATCGACGGAGGCGTCAATGGCGTCGGGGAGTCGATCAGCATCGAGACCAGCGGCGGCGGCATCGTCACTGCGGTCTATGAGCGGTGCGTGCTACAGGCCGAAGACACGGAGCGGCACGAGGTCATCAACTGGCTTGGGGCGCGCGGGAACGGTGGATATCGCTTCTTCAACGTGCCAATCATCAATGACGGGATCGGACCGTTTCCCTTCATCAATGGCAAGAAGCGCCCGATCATCAAGGGTATTCCTCATTCAGACGGTTCGTTCTTTTCGGATGGCTCAGGCTACAGCCAGGCGACCGTCTACGGCGAAGTGACAGAAGCGGCGGCGCTCGGCGCCGGCATCCTGAAAATGCGCGTCTACGGGGCCGCACGGCCGCTGCGCTGGTCGGATTGGTTCTCGATCTATCATCCGACCAAGGGATGGCGAGCCTATCGGTACTGGCAGGTCATCTCAAAGACTGATGAGACGAACCCGGTCTACACGCTTGCTATCGCTCCTCCGCTACGGGAGGCGGTGACGGCCGGAACTCGCGTCGAGCTGGCGCGGCCGATGTGCGTCATGAAGTTTCCGCGCGGCTTCACCCTGCCTTGGGATTATGAGGGCTGGTATCACTCGCGGCCGACGCTTCAGTTCACGGAGGCGTTCTGATGGAATTCATCCCATCGAACATCGTCGAGGAGATGCGCGGCAGCCATCAGCTCGGGATCTTCCTCAGGGTCGACACCGATCCTGCTTTGCATCTCTGGTTCGGGATCAACGATATCCCGGCCAATTTCGACAGCATCGACCCGACAGGAACAGTCTATCTCGGCGGCGGCCGTCTAATCGGGGTGCCGACGCTCGAGGTGCTGGTCAACGGTACCGCGGACAGTGTCGAGTTCACCCTCTCAGGTCTCGATCCTACGACCTCGGCGAAGATGCTCGACAGTCTGCCGCCTGTGCGCGGCGCCGCCGTTCAGATGGGGCTGACGACGCTCGATCGGTATTTCCAACCGATGAGCAGCATCATTCCGATCTGGACCGGTAACGCGTCACATACCGGAGAGGTTAGCCCGCCAGTTGAGGAGGGAGATAGCCCGAGCATCACGCTTTCGCTTGCCGTTGTCACCGGGGAGGCGACCAGGTCCCGTGGCGCTCGCTCGGTCTGGTCATCTCCTCATCAGAAGGCGATCTCGCCGACCGACAAGTTCTGCGACGGCGTCAGCCGGCTCGCTAGGGGCGTCCAGCCAGTCTGGCCGAATTTCTAAGGACTGCCATGACCTTGCAAGAATTTCTTGCCCTGCCACACCAGTTCCGGTGGGGCGGGGTTGCTGGCGATGACTGCACGACCTTCTGCGGGACCTGGCTGCGTGAAAGCATCGGTGTCGATCCTGCTGAGGCTTACCGCGGCACCTACAGCACGGCCGAGGGCGCTCACGACATTCTCGCGCGGGCAGGCGGCCTTGTAACCTTCGCTGCGGACGCACTTGAGCCGCTCGGCTTTGTACACACCGTAGATCTGCAAGACGGTGATGTCGGGGTTGTGCTCGCTCCTGCTGGCATGGTTGGGGTCAAGGAAGTCTGCGCCATCCGGTTCGGCCCTCTCTGGGCTCTGCTGGCGCCGTCCGGTGTCATCGCCAAGAAACGTGATCACGTTGCTGCCTGGCGCGCGCCGGATGGAGATCCGAACGTATGAGTTTCCATCATCGCATGATGCTGCAGCGCTATGGTCTGGGCTGCACGACGTCGCTTTATAGCGAGGTCCTGTTTGATCCGATCTTCACGCCGATCTTCACCGCCGTGCTGGGCACTGGCGCGTTCAACATTGGTGTGGCGTCCATTTCGTATGCGTCGATCGCGTCGGCGATCGCAACGACGGCCATTTCGATAGGGCTGCAGGCGCTCCTGGCTCAAGCACCGAAGCCACCGAAGCCCGAAGACGGCAGAGCTCCGCTTAACCAGGCAATTCCCTTCCGCGTCTATGCCGTCGGCCGCACCCGCGTCGCCGGCGCGCGGATGATGTGGGAGGCAAAAGGCTCCAACCTCTATTCGGTCCAGGCGATTGCTGGTCACCGGATTAAGTCTTTCAACCGGTTCTACCTGAACGATGATGAGGTGACGGTCGTCGACAATGTCGTCACGCCTTTAACGACGGGTGGAAGATACGGCGCGGGTTCCGCAAACGTCCGGCTGTACACCCGCCTCGGCGCCAACCCTGAAACGCCCTATGCCGAGCTCGTCTCCGCACTGGGCGCGGACGGCATCTGGACCAATGATCATCGCGGAGACGGACAGGCTTCGCTCGCGATGCGGGCGCATAATGCAGACGCGCAGGATCAGCAGACGGCGTTTCCCTATGGGGCGCCGTCGCCGTCGGTGGAGATCGATGGCGCCTACTGCTGGGATTTCCGCGATCCGGCGCAAAACGCGACCGACCCGAGCACTTGGACGTGGACGCGCAACTCGGCCATCATCTTGGCTTGGCATCTCTGCTTCAACGAATTCGGATTCGGCCTCGATTATCAGAAGGCGCTCCTGCCGGTCATCGACCTTTGGAAAGAGGAAGCGGACATCTGCGATGAGGATGTCCCTCTTGCCGGCGGCGGCACGGAAAAGCGCTACCAGTGCAACGGCTGGGATACGACCGAGAACGGTCCTAAATCCGGCCTGAACGCGATCTTGGCAACGTGCGACGGTCACCTCGTCGCTCGCGGTGACGGCGCGCGCATCCTGACCGTCGGCAAATTCCGCGAAAGCAGGACGGCCACGCTGACGGATGCCGACATTGTCGGTCACAACATCCAATACGGTGTTCTCTTCGAGGACGAGTGCAACCGCCTCGTCCCGAAATTCACCTATCCGGCGACGAACTACACGAGCTGCGACACGGACTTCTTCGAGGATACCGACGCTCAAATAGCAGCCGGCCGCGTCCTCACGATGGAGGGAAGCTACGAGTGGTGCCACCAGTGGCGGCAAGCCCGCCGCCTCGGCAAGCGTGATTGGCTGCGCCTGCGACAGGAGGTCAAGGGCAGCCTTGATGTCCGACTTTCCGGCATCAATGCGGTCTATGCGCGATGGGTCCGGCTGCAGACGCCCAAGCGGCTGCCGAAGCTGAACGGCAAACTGGTCGAGAACCGCCGCTCCATCGTCGCCCTCACAAAGGGCGGCTTCACGATGGACTTCATCGAGCATCCCGAGGGCATCGACGACTGGAACCCGGCCACGGAAGAGGGGCAGCAGCCGCCGGTACCGCCGGCCGTGAATGCGTCCGAGATACCGACGCCGGTCATCAATCTGATCCAGGCCAAGGCAAACGGGGGCAGCGTTTACATCCGTGTCGTGATTATCGACCCAGAGGACGGCAGCCTCACGCCGGTCGTTCGCTACAGGGTAGCCGATGCCGACGGTCTCGGAACACCAGGCGCGTGGGTCGAACAGCCAAACCCGAGCGCCGAACCCTCCGGCGGATACATCGACCTGTCCACAGGCAATGTGCCCACCGACAAGGTTCTGGACATCCAGGCTGCGTTCATTGCGTCTAACAGGCGGTATTCGAACTGGTCCGTGACGGAAACCGTCATCTCGACATCAGATCCGACGCCTCCGGCTTTGCTCACATCATTCACCCTTACCGGATCTGCGCCGCGGCTCGGCAATGCGGCGTTCTCTTTCTCGACCGGCAACGACTCTCACGTCCGATCCGTCGAGATATATCGGGTGCCTTCCGGCTCTGCGTTCGATCCAGATACGGCAACCCTGGCCGGCACGCGCGCAGTAGGGCCGTCGGCAAGCTATTCGTTCACGGACGGCGACGATACGAGGGCCAACCTTTTCGCCAACAGCGGCTTTGACGCGGATTCGGTGTGGTCCAAGGGGGCCGGTTGGACGATTGCCAGCGGCAAGGCAACGCACGCCGCAGGAAGCGCCAACTCGCTTCTTCAAACGGTGACACTGACCCCAGCGGGGACGGTTTTCCGATATCAGTTCGACGTCCTCGACCTGACGGCAGGGAGCGTCTTCACGAGGTTTAATGGCGGAACGGTCGTCAACGGTGTCGCGCGGACCGCGAACGGCACGTATCGCGGATCGATGACATCGCTGACGGGTAACGTCTCTGCCGGTTTCAATGAAAGCTCGACGTTCGCGGGTTCGGTGGACAATGTCATCCTCTACCCAGAAACCCCGAGCTGCGCACCACAAGGTGTCTGGGACTACTATGCGGTCCCGCTCAACGGCTCGGACGTCGAAGGCCCTTATTCGGGCCCCGTCACTGTGACGATCGTCTGATCAAACCAAAAATCTAAAGCCTTATCGACCTCGGCCGCGCGCCGGGTCGATCCTTCATGGAGTGCTTCATGGCAGATGAAATCAGGGATGCTTTCGCAGTTGCTTGGCCGGACGGACCGGCGTCAGATCCAGTCGAGCCTGACAAGAGCACGATCCGCTCTATCGGGCCAGTCATCGATAAGAAGATCGCCAATACGGCGGCCGACCTGCAGATGCAGATAAACGAGGTTGAGCTGATCGCCGAGGCCGCCTCGGCAGGCCTGGTGCAAAAGGGAACATGGACGGCGCTGGCGGCAATCGTCGGAACGACGAACGGCCAGGCGGGGCGGGTTGCGGGACCAGATGCCGGCACGCATACCGATCCGGTCGTCGGCGGCACGGTCGCGAACGAGGGAGAATATGCATGGAGCACGTCGCCGGCTGGGTGGCAGCGCGTTGGTGACCTTCTCGTCTCCAAGGTCGCGCAGGTGGCGGCGAGCTTCCATGACAATCTCGGTTTCGTCGGCATGCAGCTTCAAACGGACGGTTCGCTGCGGCAGAACCCGCCAGAGAGAAGCTTTGAGATCGGCGATACGCGCAGCTCCGCTGAGCTGCTGGCCGTTCAGGATGAGTTCGGCTTCAAGGCTCTGTCCTTGACGGCAACAGAGTTTCGCGCGCCTGGCGTTTCTGGCGGCGAGGATGAGGGCTTCAATTCCGGGTTCGACGCTTCACCGCTGATCGGTGGCCACCTCGTCGCCTTCGATGGCGCGGAGACGCATCTCTATACGCGCAACATTCTGCCGGCGCGCAGTGACATTTCCCGTGTGCGGGCATCGCTTTACAGCGAGGCGGCAACGGATGGATCGCGCGCCTCCTATAGCAGGCTCGGTGATGACGAGCTCGTGGTCGACCTCACGAAATGCGGTGGCACCGTCTACCTCCAAACGCGGCTGGACGAGGCGAACCCGGACATACGGCATCAGGCGACAATGTCCGTCGTGACACCTCCCGTTGCACCGGGATCGCTTAACACTGCGAGGGTGTTGATGATCGGCGACAGCATAACCAACCGGCAGATGGCGGCACGCATGAACGCCGCAGCCGCCGCCAAGGGCTACACGCTCACCTTCGTCGGCACTCTGAACGGGGCAGGGATCGGACAAATTTCATCGGATGTGACGGGACCGCTCGGCGAAGGCCGCGAGGGCTGGGAGTTTGGTGACTTCACCTATGCCGTGACGGACCGTGTTTCCATCGTCACGCCCGGTGATGAGGCAACCTATCTCGCGTCCGACAAAGCGACGAAGCAGAAGAAAAACCCGTTCCTCCGTGTAGCGGCCGGCGGCGACGATCCGTCGGTCGTGCGCAACGGGAATGTGTTCGATTTCGACTTCTACCTCGATCGGTTTACGCTCGCCGATCCCCACGTCGTATTCATCGGCCTTGGCACCAACGACATCCGCGACCTCAATTCACCGGATCTCGGGCCGGCGATCACCGATGGGCTCACCATCATGTGCGGGCAGATTCAAGCGGCGCGGCCGGGAACGAAGATCGTCATCTGGTTCCCCCCGGTTTCACGCTCAAGTGACCGCGATACTGTGTGGAGCGAATACGTCGAGGTGCTGTCACGCCAAATCAAATTCGTCCGCGAGCAGGCAGACGTAGACATCCGACTGTTGCCGACATGGGCGATGGCTTCTCAGGAAGTGGGATTTGCGCTCGACACTGGCTCGACCTCTGATCTCGGCGTTCAGACGGCAAGCCTCTCCGACACGGTGCACCTGTCGTCCTTCAATATTGCGCGCGTCTCCGAAGTGCTCGCGGCGGCTGCCGCGGCCGTGGCGCAAGGCGCTCTCTAATCTCTCATTCCCCCAAGGAGAAAATTACATGGGTACCAATATTCTCGTACCCGGCGCCGATTTCTCGGCGTCGGCAGTTGGCTTCAACGCGGCCGTCGAAAGCGGCCTGAAAGGGCTGTGGTTCTTCAATCGCGGCGTCCGCGCCTCGGCCAGAAACCTGGCGCTCGGCGGAGTTGACGCCGAGGTTTTCGGCACGCCATCGGACCAAGGTGCGTTTTTGCGTTTCAAGGGCGGGCAAAGCTTTTTCCAGACGGAGATTGAGGACACCGAGGGTTTCACCCATATCGCCGCGGTGAAATCGCCGGACACAATGGCCGACCAGGCGCATTCCCCGATGTTCGTAAGCAATTTCGGTTCAGGGTCGAAGGCCGGCTATCTCGCTTCCGGACTTGCCGGCGCGAGCATCTACAGCAATGTCAGCACTACTCTCGCGACAATGAGCGCTTCACGCTACACCGATGGGACGAACACCGCTGCCACCTCCGCCGGCACAAGCATAGCGACCACGCTCTCGAGCTGGAGCCTTGTCGCCTCTCGCGTCCGCACTGATCGAGCGCAGCGGGACAATCTGACGGCGGCCACGGCGGCGGCAGCCAACTTCGTCTCACAGGCGCGTGTGCTTGCCGCAGGCGATTTCCGCATCGGCAGTTCCTATAGCTTGTCCTGGCAAGGTGAATGCGACATTGCGGCGGTCGCGATGTACGACCGCTACATTGACGACGCGGAGTTGGCGACAATCGGCGTGCAAATGCGCAACGTGCTCGCGCATCTGGGGATCACGGTCTAAGGAGCGCATCAAGCCCGGTTCTTGCTCGAAGACAGGATCCACCGATGGGTGACACCTCGGAACCGTTTAAGTCATCCAGCCCTGACCGGGCTTGTGTTTGATTTCGAAACCCTCCGAATATGCTCCAGGCACGCCTTGCGCGAGACGGTCGTCTGTGAGGATCAGGTCGAAGGCGACAAGTGTCTCGAAGAGCTCGGCGCTGCCATTCATCGCGTATAGAACGCCGATCCTTAGAAGCACGAAGCGGCTTGGCTCCGGATCCTGATGGTGGGCCTGCAAGGTAAAGCTTGAGGTGTAGCGGAACTTTCCGCCTGCGCCATGCGGAATGATGCTTTGGTAATCGACCCCGCCCCACTCTCTCCAGTACTTGTCGCGCTCTGGCGGCCAAATGGGCAGCCGTGTTGCGAGGCTGACGGACTGGCGCTCCAGGGCCGGCGATCGGCCGATGTTCTCGACCGTGGCGGCGATGTCGATCACGGTCGTGGCTTTGCTGACGTTCCGGATCGTCACGCTTTCGAGCTGGATGGTAATCCACGGCCGCTGATCGAGGAGCATGGCGCGTTCGGCAATCTGGTTTGTCTTCCTTGTCTGCTCGACTGCCTCCCACGCTGCTGACGCGGACTTCTCCGCGTGTTGCAGGGCCCTGTTTGTCTGATCGAAGGTGCGCTTGACGTAATAGGCGCCTGCAGCGGCCACCAAGCCGCCGACGACCGATGCGAACAGCGCCCATTTGGAGATCACCATGCTGCCATAAGCGGCGTTTGCCGCCGTGATCTGGGCCATCACCTCCCGTTCACGGTAGGGATCTGCGTGGCTCGCCTCAGACTTTGGAATGGACGTTTCAATTGGCAGGGTCTGACCAGCATAAACGAGCTGATCCCGGATAGCGGTGTCTAGGGCGTAGGCCCACAGGATGGGGAGGGTAACAAGATAGAGGACAATTATCGCGATCCACGGTGCTAGTTCTGTATATTGTGTCCTATTCACCTCATCCTCCGCGGCATCAGCGGAATTGGGCGTCGGGTCCGGATTGGGCCGCGCCAAAGGCTGGTTTGGCTTTAAGGCAAGACCGGACCAGACGGTACCTTGATCATGGGGGCTAATAGTCAGTGTGGATTTGATCCGAAAGGATGCGGAGGGCAGTTGCAACGATCTTCCGCATTTCCTCGAGCGATGCTGTCTCGCATGCCTCGGAGAGCTTCAAAAGCTCCTCCTTGGCATCGGTTTCGCTGAGGTCTTTGGTCTTTTCTCGGTTCATCGTTTCACCAATGTGCTGTAGAAGAATTCAATGTTCTGCCGGATTTCGCGGCTGGTGGCGAACACATCTTTGCGCAGAAATACGATGTTGTACTGGCCCTTGAACTCAAAGTCTCTGGCGATCGGAACGAGGCCTGCATCCATCATTGTTTCGATCACCTTGGCCGCTCTCCACTGGCCTTCCCATATTTCGTAGTCTTCGACCTCGACGATGGCGACGAGCGCCTTCGACAGCGTCTTGGACGCGCCGGTCAAGACCTGTTTGCTCGCGCCCTCAACATCGACCCACAGCGCGCATGTGTCGGCATCGGAGAAGAAATCGTCGAGGGGCTTGGTTGGCACCGCGACCTTCTTGTATTCGGTGCTCGGCTCGGACCTGACGAGAATGCTGTTGGCGCCGGAGTTCTGTGGCACGGGCTCGCCTTTGGCCGCCACGCGAATGTTGAAGTCAATCGTGCCTTCTCGGTCACTTAGGGCGTAGTGCAGATATTCGACGCGATGCTTTTCGTGCTGCACCGTCTTGGAATAAAGTGCATGGTTTTCAGGGCTGGCCTCAAAAGCAACGATCCTGGCATCTGGCAAGATGCTGCGAACTCTTATCGAAGTGTCCGCCATCTTCGCGCCGGCCTCAATAAAGAGTTTCGGCTGTGTGATTCTAACAAGGCCGAAGAACAATTCTGTAAGGGCCTTGTTCGTCGAATTGCGCTGATTATCATCGCCCCACAGGTTATAAAAATGGGATGTCGCAAGCATCTGCAGTTCGTGCAGAGCAATCACCTCTGCGCGCGACCGCTGCATCTCAGCCCGTGCATCATCCATCCGAGTCTGCATCGCGCGCATCTCGTCTTGCGTAGCGCGCATTTGGTCTTTCATGGCGCGCAAATCAGCCCGTGTCGCAACGCCGAGCTTTCGAGCCAACCGCGCTATAAATTCTGAAGTCATCCTCACCCCCTGATGATCGCGGCGGAACCTATAGGACCTGATGGGCAATAGCAACGCCAGCCTACTCGCTGTGGTTTAAGTTCCAACAACTAGGAGACCGCATTGCTCGGGCAACCTTCCCGTCGCCCTCGAACTCATGTTCGGGGACGAGGGCGGCCATCTCCGCTCTTGATCTGAAGCCGACCATTTCCCAACGACAACCAGGAGACTTCAATGAGCGCCATCACCGCTCAGCACGTTCGCGCGGCCGCAAAGGGCAGAGTGAACGAGAGCAACCTCGCGTCCGTGCTTGTGGCGCTGGACAGATACGGGGAGCGTTTCGGAATGGATCGGCCGCACCGGCTCGCCCAGTACTTCGCCCAGCTCATGCATGAAAGCGGAGACTTCCGATACGATCGCGAGCTCTGGGGTCCGACGCCAGCGCAGCAGCGCTATGATACTCGAACAGATCTCGGCAACACGCCGGAGAAGGATGGCGACGGCCATCTCTACCGCGGCCGAACCGGCATGCAGTTGACCGGCAAGGACAACTATCGCCAGTTCCGCAACTGGTGCCGTGCGGCTGGCCTCGACTGCCCGGACTTCATCAAGGATCCGGATGCGGTCAACACGGATCCTTGGGAAGGCCTGGTGCCTCTGTTCTACTGGGACACGCGCGACCTTAACCGCTGGGCCGACGAAGGCGACGCCGAGACCATTACGAAGAAGATCAACGGCGGCAAGAACGGCTTGGCGGATCGGTTCGATCGGCTCGCCCGGCTTTCGCTCGTGCTGCTGGGCTACCGCGCCGATAACATCCTTCAGTTCCAGGCTGACCAGCGCCTGCAGGTCGACGGCGACGTTGGCCCGAAAACGCGCGCTGCCATGCACACGGCGCTTGTTGCGCTCACTCCGGGCGAAGCGGCACGGCCGGGGGTCAAGGTCGCGCCGGTAACCGAGGAGAAGCCGGTGCCGGTACCCGTCACGCCGCCCAGCCTCGATGCGCCGTGGTGGAAGTCGAAAGAGGTCATCACCCCGTCTGTCATCGGTGGCGGCGCTTCGCTTCTCACCGCGATCGGCGGCATACCTTGGCAGAACCTCCTCCTGATCCTTGTCGCGTTCGGAGGTATCGCCGGCTTCCTGTACTGGCGCAAGAACGCTGATCGGAAGGCCGTGGCGAAACAGGTCGAGGGAATGGCTTGATGTTCTCCACTCCTCGCCTCATCGCGGCCGCGGCCGCTCTCGCCATCGCTGTCGCCGTCGTCGCCTGGATCTACCGGCAGGGCGGCGACGACGTCAGAACCTCCATCGAAAGGCAGAACAATGAAGCTGGCCGCACTGCGGACGATGTCCGCTCTCGCTTTGACCTTTGCCCTGACGGGATGTGGGACTTCGGCGCCGGCAAGTGCCGACGGTCTCCGCCGGGTGATGGGCACTGATCTGATCGGCGCGCGCGGCGCGACGCCGGAGGATCAGCGGAAGATCGACCGGACCGTCGTTGGCATCTGTGCCGCGGCGGTTTGGACGAAGGCGGAATGCGCCCGCCACGGCGAAGCGCAGCGGTAAATGCATCACACCACGAGGGCAGGGGATTGTCTGAAACACAGGAAACGGAAAAGATGGTCGCAACTCCGAAATGGAGGTTTGAATATAACCTCAACACCCTGGTGATCCTCTTCGGCTTTGCCGGCGGCCTCATGGCGTGGGGCGCGACGTGGGAGAGGGTGAACTCCAATCAGGATTCGCAGGCCAATTCCATCGATCGCCTCGACAAGCGCTTGACTGCGGCGGAGGTCTCCCTTCGGCAGATCGACAATCATGAGCTCCGGATATCGGCGGTGGAAAAGCAGGCGGCCGAGGCGGCGACGTCAATGAAGGCCGTTGAGAACACGCTCAACAGCCTATCCATCGATACCCGCGTAATGCGCGAGATATTGCAGCGTATCGAGGCCAGCCAACGCGACGGCGCTCAGCTGCGGCGCTGATCGGGCTCGCGAGGGCCTCTCATAAAAACGAGAACAGCGCCCCAAGTATGAGGCGCTGTGTGTGCTCGATGCCGGCAGACTAGATGACAAAGAAATCGGCTGCGGTGATGCTTAGGTTGGTGCCAAGTGTCGCGAAATGCACTGCTCCCCCTGCACCGTTGCCGTCGCTGTCGTAAAACAGTTCACCGGTATCGACGTCATAAATTATCCGGTTCTCGGCCGTCTCCGCAGTGCCGGTTGCGTTCGCGACAAACTGGACGTCAGAGAGCGTTCCTGTTCCCACGATCCCCGTAAAGATGGAAGCCTGCAACTGGATCGTATCATCGGCAACGGTGAAATCCGTGATGGTGTCCACGTTGGTCGCTTCATCGAGGGCAGTGTTAAAACGGAATGAGTCCAGACCGACAGAACCGGTCAGGATATCATTGCCGAGGTCTCCATTGATTACATCGTCGCCACCGCTGCCATTCAGGCTATTGTTGCCTGAGTTTCCGGTCAGCGAGTTATTCAAGCCATTGCCAGTACCGCTAACGTCCCATGTGCCAGTAAGAACTAGGTTCTCGACACTTCCTTTAACTGCAGTTGTGTTACCGAGATTGAAGGATACAGTCGACCGAACTGTATCGACCCCCGCGCCGCTGTCGGCGTTCTCATCCACAACGTCGCCGGATCGGTCCACGGTGTAGGTGTCGTTACCTTTTCCGCCCCGCATTGTGTCAGACCCGGTGCCGCCGTTGATCCAATCATTGCCGGCGAAACCCCGGAGAAAGTTTGCGGCCCAATTGCCAACTATCGAGTCCGCGAAATCAGTGCCGCGCACATTCTCGATGCTGATCAGTGTGTCCTCGCGCCCAAAACCGTCTCTTGCTGTGCCGGCGTCGAGGTCAACCTTGACTCCTAACGTCCCGCCGAACTGAGCATCCCGGTCGTACCTGACGAGATCACTACCCGTCCAACCATTGAGCGTGTCGCGCCCCCCGAGGCCCATGAAAGTCTCATTTGCCGATGATCCGATCATGGTATCCGCAAACTGGGTGCCTCTGTATTCCTCGAAGTTCTGGAACGTTTCCGAGAAACCGAACTGGTCTACGACCGTACCGGTAGCGGTGTTGAGATTGATTCCGTTTGTGGCCAAGGGAGAACCATAAGCATCCTGGAAGCTCAGAATGTCATGCCCGGCGCCGCCGTCGTAGGTGTCGTCACCGTTGCCCCCTGTGATGAAGTCGTCGCCACCGTTGCCGTTGAGGACATCGTTGCCGAAGTGTCCGGATAGATTGTCGTGCCCCGCCGAGCCGTTGATTGTATCGGCGCGGTTCAGAAGCCATGCCTCAAGTTCAAGATTGCCGAATGCCGCCGCGGCATTTTGAAAGTCTTCAAGAGAAAGACTGAGACCGCTTACGGTCTGCACCAAAGTTGTTCCGTTATTCAGGAGGACCTCAATGGAGGTGATCGTCCCGCCGAGAGCGTCACCGCTCGGGCTGAAGCTGAACCCCGTGCCGACGAGCTTTAGCTTAAGACCGTTGTCTAGCCGATAAAGAACGTCTGTGCTGGTCGTAGTCGACCGGGCCGACTCGCTCATGTCCACGAGTTCGCCGAAAGTGGGGTTGACGCTGACGCCGCTCAGAGGTGGTTTATACTGGCTAGGATAGAGTCCGCCTGGGAAATGATATGTAACTGTGGCCATGTTTTCCTCCAGGGGCCGGGAGTTCCGGCCAAAATGAAAAATCGACGCACTTACGGGCAATTACAGGTTGCCATAATTAGCAGAGTAGCTCGCCGAAGTCGATGACCCAAATGCTCCTCCCCCCACAATCGACTTGCAGATTGCAAATCGACAAAGCGCTGCTTTAGTCTCAGAATTGACGCGCGTTGGCTTACGCGAACGAAGGGCGAAGGTATGACATACGCAAAGTCGACGAGCGACATTGACCTTATCATCGGCGCCAACATTCACCGTATCCGGGTGCTGGCTGGAGTGTCGCGGAGGGGGCTGGGGAAGGCGGTCGGCTTGTCCTTCTCGCAGATAAAAAAATGCGAGGACGGACAAAGGAGGATCTCTGCGTCAAGCATCGTGGCGGTTGCCAAGGCACTAGATTGTAGTATTGACCAGTTCTGGCAGGGTATCGATCCGGGTGAAGCGATCGTGGTCAGTCCTGCACAAAGCGATGATGCCATAGCAGTGGCGCAGAACTTCGACAGGATACCCTCACGAGCTCAAAGAGAGGCGATCGCAGAACTGATTGAGACGCTAGCCGCCGAGGGCGGATCACTCAGGTCGGCTGCGGAATGATCCTGCCAAAGCAGAGTCGGGCGAAAGGAGAGAAGCGCTTCAGGAGGAACCGCTGGGATTAGCGCGCACCTTTCTCGCTGGGTGGGTTGAGCGGCCGAGTTGCACTCTAAGTTCATCGGCATCGTACATCCCAGTGAATCGATCCAGCCCGCCGACACGCTCCAATGCGCGATGCAGATACGACTCCTTTGGGGGCGCGGTGTTTTTGTTGTACCCTGCCAATTCGAACCTTTTGTGCCAGAGGTGGAGCAACTTTGACCCCCGCACAGCCTCTTCGACGCTTTCTCGGCCTTCTGGCAATATGAGTTTCCAGAAATCAGCGGGGGGGATCGGATAATAATCTGCGGCTGCACTGGCGAACACTGCCAGTCCGGACTCGTAAAATTTGGCCGTGATGAGCTCAGGGCCGATAGCGCCCCACCCCTGATCCAAGTCCACGACGTCGCGCGCATGTTGAATCAACTCCGCTAAGACAGGGTGTTCACGAGGGAGCTTTAGAACTGCTCCGTTAAGCGCGAACCGGTGTTCTTTCGGGTACTGATACCCGAAGGCCATATCATCATGTTGAAATTCTGGGGGTCTTAGGCAAATGAGGTCAGTGTCGACCCAACAACAGCCAGTTTGCTTGATTAACAGGTAGCGGAAGAGATTCGAGAATTTTGAGAATTCCACCTTTCCATCGGCGATATAGCGCCCGACCAAGCTCGTGTCAGGGCAAATTTCACGCGCATCAGCCAAATAAATGCCCGGAGGAACTTTGATTTTGTCATCGTAAGAGTATAGCCGAAGGCGGGCGCCGTGATACGGGAATGATGCAAGGCAACCGTATGTTAGTCCATCTGTCGGGCCGTGCCAAAAGGATACAAAGTCCGGAGTTTTCGGGCGTCGGATTATACCGGCGAGTCGGGTTGAAAAACTCATTCTGACGCCATCCCATCGCTTGAGGATTGCATTATCCACCCTTTAGATTTCTCAAGGGTGTGCCCGTCAAGCTTCGGCCATGTCTCCAAGCTGTCTTTCAGCGTTAGGCTTGGCAACACTTATGATAGGCGAGACGCCCGGCTCCTTGCAAGTTTTCCCGCGTGCGAGCTTGATCCTACTCCCGCTGAGAGTAAAATATGCGCAAGCGACGTTCGAAGCGGTTCCGTTGGTTGGAACAGGGCGAGAGCCCAAGCGGATGGATGGAATGCGTCGCGATTGGAGCTGCAGCGGCGACCCACTTCCGCCACTGCAGCTCTATTTATTTCAGACATGATCCGGACTCTCGACGGTCAACCGAGTGAGCGTTCCTGCCGTTCGGAGATCAATGAACTCGTCGTCCGTGAACTATCCGTACTCTGTTGACAACACTATGTAATCTGCGCTTTCCGGCGGCGCAGTGTTGCAAGAAAAGCTCTGGTTAAGAACGGTTTTCCTGCAATTTGATTTTGCGGTTTTCTGGTCCGGCGCGGCGTGATTCACTTGTTTTAGCGGCGGTGAATCGAGGAGCGGCGATGTCGAGACCACGCGAGCGGCGCGAGACGGGGGAGCAGGATCTGTTCCGCTCCCGGCTGGATCAGATCATCAACATGAGGCACGAACTGGTGCGGCTGGCGCAGGCGATCGACTGGCCGCTGTTGGAGGGCCGCTTCGGCGAGGTCTATTGCGATGGCCCCGGCATGCCGCCGCTGCCGACGCGGCTGATGGCGGGGCTGGCGATCCTTAAGCACACGTTCGACCTGTCGGACGAGGAGTTGTGTGCCCGCTGGGTGGAGAACCCCTATTTCCAGTATCTCTGCGGCGAGGAATTCTTCCGCCACGACCTGCCCTTCGACCGCTCGTCGATGACGCGCTGGCGGGCGCGCATGGGCGAGGAGCGACTGACGGCGCTGTTGCAGGAAAGCCTGGCGGTGGCGGTCAAGACCGGGCGATGCAGCCGCAGGATACGCGCCGGGTAATCGTCGACACCACCGTGCAGCCGCAGAACGTGATGTTTCCGACCGACGCGAAACTCCTCCATCGGGCGCGCGAGCGGCTCGTCCGCCTAGCCAAAAAGGCAGGGTTGACCTTGCGGCAATCCTACATACGGGTCGGCAAGCTGGCGCTGATCAAGCACCAGCGCTACGCCCACGCCAAACAGTTCAAACGGGCCAACAAGGCGTTGCGGACGCTCAGGACCTATCTCGGCCGCACCATTCGCGACATTCGCCGCCAGATCGGCGATGATGAGAAGCTGCGGTCGATCTTCCTGTGGCCGCTGCACCAGGCCTCGACGGTTCTGGAGCAGAGGCAACGCCAGCGCGGCCGCAAGATCTACAGCCTGCATGCGCCGGAGGTCGAATGCATCGGCAAGGGCAAGGCGCACCGGCCGTACGAGTTCGGCGTCAAGGTCTCGGTCGCCACCACGCTGAAACGTTCGAAGGGTGGCCAGTTCGCCCTGCATGCGAAAGCCATGCCCGGCAATCCCTATGACGGCCATACGCTGGCAACGGTGATCCCGGAGATGGAGAAAACCGTCGGCAATGAGATCGCCCGCATCCTCGCCGACGCCGGCTACCGCGGCCACAATGCCCCCGCCAGCCACCGGTTCCGGATCTTCACCAGCGGTCAGAAACGCCGCGTCACGCTAGCGATCAAGCGCGAGATGCGGCGGCGTTCGGCCATCGAGCCGGTCATCGGTCATCTCAAGGCAGAGCACCGCATGGGCCGCAACTACCTCGCAGGCCAACACGGTGACGCCATCAACGCTGTGTTGGCAGCAGCCGGCTACAACTTCTCGCTCCTCCTCAACTGGTTGAGGCAATTTTTTTGGCTGCTCTTCGCCTGGGTGCACGCCGCAGCCAATCCGAACGCTGCTTAGCGCCGATCATTGTTCACGGTCGACGAACTCGGGGCAGCCTTCAGCCGCCAAATAGCCCGAAAGAGTACTGGACAACCCCAATCTGAGATTCGGAAACATAAGTCTGCTAGCGTCTATAAGGCATCCTTCGAACGAGCCAAGCAGCAGGCGACCGAAGGCGCCGACACCGCTGCAACTGTTGTCTCAAGCGGAGCCCTCCTGGGCTTCGTTTCCCTCGTCATCGGCGGTCGGCGCCTGGTTCGGTGGTGCGTCCGGGAGGGCGTGAACTGTGGTGTCGACGAACACCACGCGCCCGGTCGGCTAGGTTATCCCATCCAGGGCGATTTTCAGCGTCCTGATGATATCGGCCGCGTCCAGCAAGACGTCTCTAGTCTCCGCCGGAGATAGGTCCCTGGCGCGCGCCGAGGCCAACTGGAGATCAATCACAACGTCGCGGGCACGGTGGCCGCTAGAGATGGCAGTCTGTCGACGCATGTCCCGGATCGTGTCAACTGAACGATCCAGTAGGCGGCTGATCTGGTAGTACGTAAGCCTTTCGACCTCGTTCGCAGCCCTGATCAGCTCGGCAATGAATGCGGTAGTGAGGCTCATCGGCCTTCACGCCCAGCCGACGTGCTTGCCCTTTGCAAGCTTCAGGATCAGACCGAACCAAAAGCGGTATTTCTCGCCGTGGCTGTTTCCATCGTATGCACCAAGCGCGCAGTATGCGACCGATGCCGTAGGGTCCTTGCCGCGTTCGGCCATAGCCGCCTTAATGGCGTCGTGTTCGGTTAGATTTCGCCAGTCGGTCATCTTCTTTCCTCAGATTGTTGCAGGTCGTGTCGAGTCAGACCCGCGAGCCTAGTGACGGGGCTCTCTCATCATGATCGGTGGGAGGCCTTGCCGCTCGCGGAGCTTGTTGGCTGATGCGATAGAAAGCTGGCCCCACAGGTCCGCGAGCGCATCGGCGGCCTCTAGCAGTTCGTCACTGACATCCGCGTCTTCCATTTCGGAGAGTATGCGGTCAAAAGTTTGGGCACCCTTCTCAACCTCCCTGTACAGCCGACTTGCGATCTCCAAGGGGAGCTCGGGCTTGACCACGAGCGTTGCCACCTCTGTTGCCTTGCTTTCCGCGATATCCCCTTGCTCGGCCAGGTTGCAAGCCAA